CCTACAAATCATCAAACTGTTGTCGGCGGTTGAATCATGGTCATATGCAGACAAGCACCGAATGCCCGACTACCTGTATGAGCGGATTGATGAAGCTATGACACTGTTGGAACAAGAGGTGCTGAAATGACACCACAACAAATTGAAGCAATGAAGCTGGCGCTTGATTTGGCGACCATGCACCACACGGATGACGGATACGCCGCATTACGAGCGAAGGTAAGGTCTGCCAGCAAAGAAGCATTGGCACAGCCAGAGCAAGAGCCTGTGGCGTGGTTCTCACCATCAGGAAACCTATACAAAACACGCTTCCATGCCACAGCCAATGGAGAGCAAGTTGTAACACCCCTTTACACATCCCCACCACAGCGCAAGCCGCTGACGCACGAACAACGCTTTGATGTGCTAACCAAGTTTGAGCCCCACAAACATGAATGGCACGCACCTGCAATCTTGATTGACTTGGTAGAAGCCGCACACGGCATAAAGGAGTGAGCATGAGTGAAATCAAAACTGAGATCAAACAAAACCCTGACGGCAGTTACACGATTACCGATGCACATTCAACGGCTGACATTGTTCGTTGGTTGCTGACACAAGACACAAAAGAAACAATCAGGTATTTACTTGATGAAGCCGCACACGACATAAAGGGGGGAGCATGACAGAAGAGGCAGAACAAATCATGAAGCGTTGCCAAGCTGGTACACGCAACTATGACGAAGCAAACAACTTACACGCTGCTTGCTACGGACTCATTGGAAAGCTGTTGGCACAGCGCAAGCCGCTGACAAACGGCGAAATCTACACGGCATACATCACAGCAACAAACCAGACGCTACGGGCACAAGATGAACGACTTGCATTTGCATTTGCCCGAGCCATTGAAGCCGCACACGACATAAAGGAGTAACAAAATGAACAGTGATCAGAAATTTTGGATTTGTATTTGGAGCATGGTGCTGGCGTTCCTAATAACCCTGGCGGTGTGCATCACCATCAACAGCCTTGACCGCCGCGACAAGTGGGAAAAGACCGTGAGCAACGGCGCAGACCCGATGGTTACCACCTGTGCTTTGTATCAAGCAGACACCACCGGAGAAAACGCAATCTGCACAATCTTGGCACAGGGGCGCAAATGAAAGCACCACCACCAAGTAAAGAACTGTGCCTGATGATGGCCAAGATTACTTACCCACACGATGAAAAGCTCAGTTGGACTTGGCTGTTCGCTTGGGGGTTCCATGAAGCGTATGTTGACGGTTGGTATGAAGGAGTGAAGTTATGACAAAAGAACAAGCCCTACAAATCATCAAATTGCTGTCAGCGGTTGAATCATGGTCATATGCAGACAAACACCGAATGCCTGACTACCTATATGAACGAATTGATGAAGCTATAAAAGTGCTGGAACAAGAGGTGCTGAAATGACACCAGACAAAATGTTCCTGGCACTAATGAGGGCCAAGGGCTACACCGATGAGGACATGAAGATGGTCAAAGGCAGGTATACCAACGCCAATATGCAAACCCGGTGGCTTTATTTTCGCCTGGGGTGGGAGATGAGGGGCACGACATGAAAGGCGGCGCAAGACCGGGCAGTGGGCGCAAACCCACATTGATTGATGAGCGAAGGGCTTTAAGCCTATACAAGCAGGGCGTATCAATGCGGGAAATTGCTGAACGATTTGGTGTGGGTATCGAAGTGATTAGGTATTTTTTTAAGAAGCAAAGGAGGCTGGCAAATGGCTGACATAACTGATTACGCAATGCCCATGATGAGGATTGAAAATTTTTTACGGCAGATGCACAATCATCTGCTGGACCGCGAAATGCCTCAGGCCCAAGAACTGTCAATTCAGTTGGTGGCGGAGGCCAGAGTTCTGCAACACACCCTTAACCTTATGAAGGAACAAGAAGATGCCTTACGTCAACAAACCACGCCCGTACAAAAAAGAGTACCAACAGCAAGTGGAGCGGGGCGAGCTACCTACACGAATGGAGCGGCAGAAAGCTAGGCGGGCAATGGATGCTAAGGGCGTTGACCGTACGGGCAAAGACATTGACCACACCATCCCGCTGTCCAAGGGTGGCACAAACGCGCCGAGTAACCTGAAGCTGAAGAAGCCCAGTGCGAACCGGTCGTTCAGCCGCAACAGCGACCACACAGTAAAAGTGAACAAACCGAAAAAATGATTTCACAACAATACAAGTGGCCGAGGCCCATGGGCTTCGAGCCATTCGATCACCAAAAGACAACTGCGAATTTCTTGGTCAACAACGGACGGGCGTTTTGTTTTAACGAACAGGGCACGGGTAAAACCGCTTCCGTCATTTGGGCCGCTGATTACTTGATGACCACAAAGCTCATAAAGCGCGTACTGGTTGTGTGCCCGCTGTCCATCATGCAGTCAGCATGGCAAAACGACTTGTTCAAGTTTGCCGTTCATCGTTCTGTCGATGTTGCCTATGGCTCTGCTGAGAAGCGCAACAAAATTGCCAACAGCACCGCTGAGTTTGTGATCATCAACTACGATGGCCTCCCCGCAATTGCACAGGCGGCTATCGACGGGAAGATGTTTGATCTTGTCGTGATTGATGAAGCCAACGCCTACAAGAACGTGCAGACCAAACGCTGGAAACTTATGCGTAAGATCATCACCCAGAACACTTGGTTGTGGATGCTGACTGGCACTCCCGCCGCGCAGTCCCCAGTGGATGCGTATGGGCTGGCCAAACTTTGTGTACCCAACCGCGCACCCTCATTTTTGGGTGACTATCGCGAATCAGTGATGCTCAAGATTGGCATGTATCGGTGGATGCCCCGGCCCAATGCGGAGCAGATTGTGTTTGACATGCTTCAGCCAGCCATTCGATTTGAGAAATCCCAATGCCTTGACTTGCCAGCAGTTACATACACAAGCAGACTTGCGCCTCTTACACCCCAACAGCGCAAGTACTATAAAGAGTTAAAAGACCAGATGCTCATGGAGGCGGCGGGCGAAGAAATCAGCACGGTCAATGCCGCGTCACGCATGAACAAGCTGCTCCAGATTTCCTGTGGCGCTGTGTACACAGATAGCGGGGCGGTCGTGGACTTTGATGTATCCAACCGATTACAAGCGGTGGAGGAGGTCATCGACGAGTCGAGCCACAAGGTCTTGATCTTTGTACCGTTCCGTCACACGATTGAGTTGCTCCAGCGTCATCTGGTGAAGGCCAACATAACCTGCGACGTGATTCATGGCGATGTAACCGTTCGTAATCGCACCGAAATTTTTAAACGTTTTCAAGAAACTCCGAACCCAAAAGTTCTCGTGATTCAACCTCAAGCGGCATCGCACGGGGTTACCCTAACTGCGGCGGACACCATAATTTGGTACGCTCCAGTCACCTCAACTGAGACATACCTTCAGGCCAATGCTCGCATTGATCGGCCCGGTCAGCGCAATGCAATGACAGTGGTGCACATCGAAGGTAGCCCGATTGAGCGCAAGCTGTACACAATGTTGCAAAACAACATTACGAACCACGAAAAAATTGTGGACTTGTACAAAAAAGAGCTTGAAGAGACTTGACAAAGTCTAAATAACCCATATACTACCCTTTCACTTCAGGAGAAAAAATGGAAATAACTTCCGTAGATAAACTGTCGGAGCAGTACATCAAACTGCGTACCGAGCGAGAGATACTCAAGGAAAAATTTAACGCCGCTGATGGAGAACTCACGGCACAAATGGATGCCATTGAGTCCCAGCTTTTGGATGTGCTTAATGCAGCACAAACCAGCAGCATGTCAACCGACTCAGCCGTGGTAATGCGCCGCGTTACTAAGCGGTACAACCCAACCAACTGGGATGCCATCTATCAGTTAGTTGACAAACACAAGGCTTATGGCCTTTTGTTCAAGCGTGTGCATGACCAAAACATGAGCACGTTTTTAGAGGAACATCCAGATGAGTACCCCGCTGGTCTGAATGTTGATAGTCGTTACACGGTGGTTGTTCGCCGTAAGTCATCTGTTTAATCAAGGAGAAAAATCATGTCCAATGTTTCCACTTTCAATGAGAACCTGCCCGCCCACTTGCAAAACGTCAAGCTGGACGATTTCACTAAAGCTTTTGCCAACTCTGGCGGCAGCGTAAAGCGCATTACCCTGCGCGGGCGTGTCTTCCGCCTCATCGACGGCGGCAAAGAAATCGCTAAAAACACTGACCCCTTTATGGACGTTGTGATTGTCAATGGCAGCCGCACGGTGCAGAAGTCTTATTACGCCGCTGAGTACAACCCCGATGAGACCTCCGTGCCTGATTGCTGGTCCAGTGATGGTGAGCGTCCTGACGCGGATGCTACTGACCCTCAGCATTCACACTGCAAAGAGTGCCCCCAATCTATTAAGGGTTCGGCTGGTGCTGGTCGTGCGGCGTGCCGTTACTCCATGCGTCTGGCTGTCGTGCTGAGCAACAATATTGGTGGCGACATTTATCAACTGATCCTGCCCCAAAAGTCATTGTTTGGTCAAGGCGATGTTGACCACATGCCGTTCCTGCAATACGCCAAATATGTGGCGCAGTCAGGCTACAACCTGAACATGCTGTCCACCCGGTTGACTTTTGACACTGACAGCGACTTCCCCAAGCTGGTGTTTAATCGGTCTGAGTTTCTTGATAAAGACAACTACGACACCGCCGTAGCCCAAGGCGAAACGCAAATTGCCATCAATGCTGGCAAACTTAACTTTACCAAGAAGCCTGATACGCCCGCACTTCCAAAGTTGGTTGCACCTCCCGGCTCCGCCGCCGCTGAGATTGCACCGCCTACAAAGCGGGCAGAGAAGCCCAAGGAGGAAGCGCCCAAGCAAAAGTTGGGGTTGTCCGCGATGATGGACGACTGGGGAGACGATAAGTAATGAAGGGTTACACACTGCAAACTGTACGCCTTAACAGAGACGCGGATGGTAAGTGTGTCGGGGTGCGTCTTGGGCGGTACTGCATCGCCAAAAACATCCCGGTGACCGACGTGATGGCGTTCTTCGATGTGTCTAAACAGACCGTGTACAACTGGTTTGTTGGGATACATCCACCGAACAAAACACACGAAAAAACCATTCGCGACTTTTTAGATCGCGTTCTATAAGTTTCGGGGGCAACTAGCTCGACGGAGCGAATAGGGTTCCCGTCGACCCCTGTTGCCCCCTTTCTATTTTGACGGCGAATGGATTCACAATGGCGGATACTGAATTACTACGGAGCGTAGTACCACAAGAAGACGGGTGGTATTGCGTTGTAGGGTTGCTGGATGGGAAACCCCCGATCCAAACATTTCACAAGACTTTACAAGAAGTAGAGCAAGAGGCAGACAGACTTGTCGCCTACCAACGCAACGCATTCTTTGGTTGCGGTATGTTTAAGACAGAAGATTCTCGCGAAGCGGACAACTGCGGATGGATGAAGTCTTTCTTTCTTGACATTGACTGCGGACCCACCAAAGCTGTACCAGACAGATACGGGCGCATCAAAGGCTACATTGACCAAGCCACAGGTATGCAAGCCGTCAAAGATTTATGCAAGGGTCTTGGTTTGCCCAAACCTACCATTGTGGATTCTGGGCGTGGCTGGCATGTCTATTGGCCGCTGACTGAATCAGTGGAAGTGAGCAAGTGGCTGCCAGTCGCACACACGTTCAAAGCCCGATGCAAAGAGTTGAACATCATCATCGACCCAGATGTACCAGCAGATGCCGCACGGGTGCTGCGTATACCGGGCACAAAGAATTTCAAGGATGACCCGGCGCATGATGTCGTGCTGATGCACACCGCAGAGCCAATGACGTTTGAGGACTTTGTTTCCAAGATGGGCCCGATGGTTCAGCCCCGGCCAACGTACATGCCCAAGCAATTGGATGAATTCACCAAGGCAATGCTGGGCAACAGGCAGTCAAGGTTTCGCACGATCTTTGATAAGACCATGGCGGGCACAGGGTGTGAGCAACTGCGCTACATCATGGAGAACCAAGCGGACATTGAGGAACCTTTATGGCGGGCGGGGCTGTCCATTGCCAAGCATTGTGTGGATGCCGAAAAGGCCATACACATTATCTCCAAACAGCACCCGCAGTACACGCCAGAAGCCACCGAGCGCAAGGCGCAAAGCATCAAGGGGCCCTACACATGCGAAACAATCAATGACTCTCGCCCTGGGGTATGCGAAAAGTGCATACATTGGGGGAAGTTGAAATCTCCCGTCACGCTAGGGCATGAGATTGCCAAAGCCGAGGAGGGTGCAGTAGTCCCAAAAAAACCAACGAAGGCTGACCCGTCGACATCCTTCGTTGTGCCCAAACTCCCGTTTAGATATTTTCGGGGTAAAAACGGCGGCATATACATGCACGTCAAAGAAGGTGACGGCGACGATGATGGGGCTTCAACCGAGTGTGTGTATGAGTATGACCTGTTTGTGGTCAAACGCCTATATGACCCGACTCATGGCGAGACCATCCTGATCCGCCTCACACTGCCGCGTGACGGCACAAAAGAATTTCCGCTGACCACAGTGGACACATTAAGCAAAGAAGAATTTCGGAAGGTCATGTCCTTTCATGGTGTTTTGGCACACCAGACGCAGATGAACAGCATCTTGTCGTATGTTGTGTCCTGTGCAAAAGAACTACAAGTAGCTCAAGAGGTAGAGATGATGCGACTGCAATTTGGTTGGACCGATGATGATCAAAAGTTTATTCTTGGCAACCGGGAGATCGGGGCCAATTACAGTAAGTACAGCCCCCCTTCCAAGGCCACGGCGCACATAGCCGCCGCGCTTCGGCCTGTGGGGTCGTTGGAGGAGTGGAAAAACATCTTCAACGTGTATGGGATGGAGGGGTTTGAGCCTCATGCGTTTGCTCTTTTCACTGCATTTGGCGCACCGCTGATCAAATTTCTTGGTGTCAAAGGCGGCATCATCAACCTCATAAACAACCGTTCTGGCACAGGCAAGTCAACCATCCTCCAGGTTATGAACAGCGTCTGGGGCCACCCCGATGAGTTGATGATCCAGTGGCGGGACACACTGAACGTGAAGCTGCACCGTATGGCTGTGATGTGCAACCTCCCTTTAGGGGTTGACGAGATCACCAAGATGAGTGGGGACGACTTCTCAGATATGGCGTATAGCGTTACACAAGGAACACCGCGCCGCCGAATGAAGGCATCTGCGAATGAGGAGCGGGAAGCCCAAGGGTTTTGGGCAACTCTCATGGTGTGCACATCCAACTCCAGCATGACCGATAAGTTGGAGTCCCTCAAGGCCACCTCAGAAGGCGAGTTGATGCGGCTGATGCAGTACCGAATTGACCCGACCAACAACCTTGACAAACAGGAAGCTAAGCGGATATTTGGCAGATTGCAGAGTAATTATGGCCACGCGGGCGAGATTTACGCCCAGCATCTGGTGCAGCACTTGGAGGAGATCATCGACACCGCGCTGTACACACAAGCCCGGTTTGACAAGCGGGCCAACATTGACACCCGAGAGCGGTTTTGGTCAGCGATTGTGGCGGCAAACATTACTGGCGCAATGGTGGCGCAGAAGCTGGGCCTCCACGACATACCGATTAAACCCGTGTATGACTGGATAACCAAAGAAGTCAAGAACATGCAGGTTGCGTCCAAGCTCACCATGGACGACTACGCGGCTGTCATTGGCGAATTTTTACTTAAGCACAACCAGAACATCCTCATCGTCAACCGCAAAAGTACATCGAAAGCCAACATTGCGGCGACGCCATTGTCTACGCCACGCGGCGCGATCATCGTGCGTTACGAACCAGACACCGAGCGTATCTTCATCCTGCGGACCGCACTGAAGGAGTTCTGTGTCAACAGGCAGATCACGTTCAATGACCTGCTGGCCGCGTTGAACAAAGACAAGTCGTTTATAAACAACGTCCGCACCCGTATCGACATTGGCACGGATATGCACGCTCCCCCAGTTGAAGTGCTGGAGTTTGATGCACTCAAGCTAGGGGTTACCCCTACCGTCCCGACCACCGTACCTGACGACGATGCTGATTGATGGTGTCAGCTACCACCTCAATTGGAGAGGATTCACCGTAGGTAGCTCGTTCTTTGTCCCCTGTTTGGCGGTTGAGGAGGGCAAAGCGCGAATAGAACGCAAAATGAAACGCCTTGGGTTTGCTGTCATCGTAAAGGTGGTTATTGAAGACGGCGTAAGGGGATTGCGAGTTTGGCGCATAAAGCGTAAACTAGCGGAGCAACACGCAGTTGCTCGTTCTCCTTTGAAGTGATTTAACCCCCGCTAGGGCAACTTAGCGGGGTTTTTTTAATCCAAGTACGTATGCCTACGCAGCACACCTTCCAGTTTCGGGTCAATGTACAGCCCATGATCTGTTTGGCTGGACTTCTTGAGCCGCTCTGTGATTGACTTGGACATGGAGTCCGCAGGGATGAACACAGTGGGGTTCTTGCTGTTGAACTTGTCAATCTTGTCGTAGGCTTTCTCTACGGTATCTGCGTCATTGGCCATAAAAGCCAGCGCATACAGGTTCAGCAGGTTCTGGCGCTCCTTGAGGATTGCCTGCTCTTGACCTTTGATCGTGATGTTGTAGAACTGAATCTCTGCCAACTCTGCGGACCGCAGCCCCAGGGATTGCATGAACAAGTAAAACGGGCCAACCTCCTCCATCAGCGGGTCACCACGCAAAGTGTTTACGCCTTCGTTGGCATAACGAGCAGCGACGATTGGCTGCTTAATGAACGCTGGCGCAATCGTTTCCAACGCCCGATCGGCGTGGCCTTCGTTGTACAGCTTCACGGCCTCTGCCGCATTGACCGCTAGTCCCACGGTAGGACCGAGCAAGTCAACAAGGAGGGATTGCAGTGACTCAACCTCATCTTGGTTCTTACGGGAATCGCGCAACCACATGTCATCCAGTTTCAAGCGGCTGGCCAAGTCTATGCCAGCGGCATTGCCAATACCACGAGTCAGCATCGTGCCCACGTTCTTGCCAAAGGTTTCCACAGCCCAGTTGGCAAACTCCAACTCAAACTCAAAGGGCGGCTCGTCATCATCGGCCAGTCCATTGACCACAGCGTTGACAATGGATGCCACTGTGGAGAACCCCCAGAGACCAGTTACCCCTGAGAAGATGCCCGCCATGCCCATGGTCCCCACGAACCGGGCACGAGCTTCACGCCGGTCAGCGGGCGTAGCGCCCTTGAGCATGTTGACCATGTTGTGGGCCAGGAAGAAAGTCATCTGCTGTGGGAACTGCTTGAACTGCAACACCACACGAGCAACCGGATGCTGGAAGTAGCGTGGTTTGTTTGGTGAAGAGTAATCAAACATCGAGCGGTTTGTCGTGTCCTTTGCTTCAGCAATAGACTCTGCAAACGCCAAATCCTTGTCCGCATAATCTTTGCGCTTTTCCATGGCCAAGCGGAACGCAGACATTGCCATCACCTCGCGGTTAAACCGCTCAGCGTTGTGGAACAGCGAGGTCAGCATCTCCATACCGCGATGGCGCAGCCCGGTGTAACTTTCCGTGGGGGACGCAGCCAATCCTGATTGGTCATACACCGCTGTGATGTCGATAAGCCCGTCAGCCACAAACCGGTCGTACGCAGCCCGCTCTGTCTTACTCATAGACTTGGTGCGGTCCAGGGTGGGGAACATCACGCGGTTATCCCGCAGGCGCTCACCGCGCTCAATGTTGAACCCCGTGGCAATGATCTGGCCAGCGGCCGTCTTCATCTGACCCAGCGCCGCCAGCGTTGCTTCCGTGTAGGACGCTTTGGGATTTGCTTTGACGTACTGCCCGACCAGAGTGGGCAGACCAATGGTCATGCCGCCCAATATGTTGACAATCGCAGACGCAGGGGCGGTCAAGTACCAGATGAACCCTATGTTGGACAGCAACGAAGGGATGATGCCAATGTCTGTGGGGTTGAGCATCAACTTCAAACGGCGATCCATCTCGGTAACATAGTCACTGAGTTCAGTGTTCTCGCGAGACAGTTTTACATCGTATCCTTTATTGACATCAATTCGGTCTTTAAGCTGAATGCGGGCCGCTTCAATCTGCGAGAACATGTTGGGTGAATGTTCAAAGCGGGCCATCTGATAGGCCATGTGAAAGGACGACGATGCAAAGTTACGCAGCGCATCTTCCGAATAGCCCGCCACATTGTTGCGGTGCATAAACTGATTGCGAAAGCTGCGCTCTGGTTGGTTGGCCAAGAACGTCTGATATATGCTGTCTTTTAGGTTTTGCTTTTCTGCGGCAGAGTTAGCGCCTGTGATATTGGCGCTGTCAATCGCAGCAAAAGACTCTCGCAGGAAGTTGGACTCACGCGCATGCAAGTCCATCTGCTGGGCAAACTCAGAGCCTTCCTTGACGGTGCTTTCTAATTCTGGGTTCTGGGCAATACGCTGGGCCATATGGATTTCTTTTTGGCCCGCAGACTCAAACATGTAGTACTCACGCGTCTTGCCCTTACCGATCTGATACCAGAAGCGGCCATGGCGCATCAACGGGAAGTACGGACCCTTGCGTTTGTTCTTTTCAAACTCGTTGCGAATCTCAAGAATAGTTTGTTCCGACACACCTAGCTGACGCATCTGCGTGACACGCTGGTTCATCAACCCTTTGTATTCTTCGTAACGGCGTTCGTAGAAGTCACGCACTTGCCGGTAGATTGCCTTGGCCACAGGGCTTAGTTGGTTCCAATCCTGCAACAGTTGTACGTTTCTGTTGCGCTGATCGGTCGTAGCTTTATCTGGGTCCACTTCAGAAATTGTGGCACCGTGCATGACCTTAGCTAACAAACGCGACATATTAGGGTCGGCAGATTGCATACGCTCCCACCGTTTAGATATGTCACCAGACTCGCGCAATATATTGTTCTTGCGGGCCAAGAAATCTTCGGCCACCTGAATAAAGTTGTTGACCTGCGGAATCCTGTTACGCACCAGATCAGCTATCTGACGCATGGTGAGCATGCCCAATGCAACAGGGCGGCTGCTTGCTTTTGCGCTGTTGTACAAAATGGGGAACGAACCCTTAACTTCTGCCCAAGAGCGTGCACTCATAAGGTTGGACAACGAGGTTGGCGTATTTGGCAGGCTACGCGGTACAGGTTTGGCAGCGCCCTTTACAGTCAGACCTTTACGCTCCGTAGCTGGGGCCAGCCCTTCCAGAGCCATGGGGCCAGCCATCATTGCGTCGGTAGCCTTCATCACTTCAATCAGCACGTCGCTGTCGGTGGTGTTTGGCTTGATGTTGAAGATACGCCCAACGGCATTGGTAAAGGTGTTCCACAACGAGAACGGCGCTGCTTGGTAACGAATCTCCCGCAGCAATGCTTGGAACTCTGGGTTGGTCATAGCCTCGGACACAAATTCGTGCAGGTCTTGCAGCCCGTACAAATTGTCTTCGCTTAGCCCTTCCAACGACAATATGCCCTTGGCGTGGTTGTACAGCTTGACCAGTTGGTCATAGCCTTGCCGCTGGATGTCGTTGACCTTATTTAGTTTACCTGTTGTGGGCGTAGCCGCCATCATGTCGATCAGGCGGGCAAGGGCAGCGTGGAGCGACTCGTGCAACAGGGTATGGTTGTTGAACTGAGAGGCTTTGTTGCCGCCTTCACGCAGAATAACTTCATCAGTGGCCGGGTCGTACATGCCCGCCCAAGTGAATTGCTTGTCCAGCAGGGCCGTGGTTTCACCCAGAATTTCACGCTGAGCTTCGTTCTTAAACTCATCGTTCAGTCTATCTACGGCGGACAGGATACCGCCCAACTTCTTGGAGTTGAGGTCCGCAAGAATTGATTTCTTGGTTGCCGCATCCATAGAGGACACTTCAATCATGTCGGAGAGTGCCCGGACCTTGGCGTCCAATGCCTCTTTGTCGGCTTTTTTGCCAGACAGCGGTTCAAGGTGATCGCTGCCCACCACCCTGGATTTGGCGGTAAGTCCAGAGTCCAGCAAGCGGTTTGCAAGCACAGCGTAGTACGGGTTGTTCTTGGCATCAGCCATTAGCTTCAGCGCACCCTTGAGGTCACCCGTCTTTAGCAAGCTTGCGATGGCTGGGTTGACCTGTGACAACATTTGCACCACAGGCAAGCCTTTGGCGATGGGCTTAAGTTTTGGTGCTCTTGGAACCTTGACCCCGGTGGTTGTTTCTGCTTTCTGGAGTTTGGCTTGAACCCGCTCCTTACGCAGCACCTCATACTTGGTGATGGCCTCGCTGAACTTCTTGGCTTCGTTGATGTCGCTTTGAAAATCAGCCACCATGCTCTTGAAAATGGCCTGCGTCTCGCTGTCAAGATTCTTGTTAACCCAATTACGGAAATCAACGGCGTACTTACCGCCTTCGCCCTCATACAGCGTGTTGGCAGCAACAGATGCTTTCACATCCTTGTCCACTACGGGCAGCTTGTTAAGCTGCTCTGGCGACAGATCAGGTGCAAGTGCTTCAATCTCGGCTATGGTTTTGCCGTAACGCTGTGATAGGTATGACTGCCACTGCGCCAAATCAGACGCCGCATCGGCCAGCACCTTACCAAAAGAATTCCTGCGTGGGTTGTCGATATAGTTTTTCGCCGCCAACAAACCCGCTGACAACTCGTCTTTGTAATTACGCAAGTTGTACAGCATCTTCAAAATTGCTGGCAAGCTGCGGTCGGTGATGAGGTACTCTTCCTCTACGCTGGCAGTGCTGGGTTTACGAGGCTTGCCTTCGCCAGTTTTACCGTGCACTTTGGTGACCATGCGGGCGATGGTCACTTTGGAAATATATATACCTTTTTGTATACGGTCTTTGACCTTGCCCGCCGCACCTTCTTTTGTGCCGGGCAGGATGTCAATGTACTTCTTAATCTGTTCGTTGAACTCCTCCATCCCACGGCGGGTCGTGAGGTCAGGGAGGTTATGGTTTGTGAAGAACCGTGACTGCGCCGCTGCGCTCATGTTAGGCAAATCATTCAGTGCTTGCTCAAAGTCAGGCATGCCACCCATACGGCTGGCAATGTACTTCAGCATAGCCCGGACACCCCGGCTATATTCCTGGCCTTTGGCAACAATGTCGTAACTCAGCATGCGCTTGAGCGCCACGCCTTTTAGAGATTCGTGTTTGCTTTGTTCGCTTTCTGTACCAGACTGGGGCAGGATAGCGTCAAAGAAAGCCGTAAGAAGCTTGCCCTCTTTGGTCTTGGCCACGTTGGCAATACCCAGATCATTTTCAGCTTTGTCGGCCAGCGTTTGTTCAACATCTTCGGTTGTTTCGGCGCTTACCCTTTCTGCTTCTTTTTCGGGCTGAGCTTCTTTCTTTTCTGCAACCTGACGGCGTTTGTATACGTCTGCGCGTTCAAACTTTACGTCCTCGCCGTAGTCAGTGACGAGTTGATCTCGCATGCTCTTGGAGACCTCCGTGCCCGCCTCAACCGGACTCATGCCCGGCTCGGTGATCACGTACGAAATTGCTTTACCAACAGGTGCTTTTTCTTCACGCTCGGCTTTGGGCGCAGTTTCTTTGGGTTCCGGTTTTGCGGTAAACACGTCTTCAAACGCTTCACCCGACGTAACTTCGGTGGGTTCTTTCTTTGGTTCTGCACCAAACAAACTCCTTTGCATACCCTTGCGTTCACCGGACAGCAATGCAATCGCTTGGTCGATCGTAGTGGTCTGGCGGTCAACGTGTTGCCGGGCTAATGTTTCAACATTGGCAACGGCTTCACCAGCAGGTAGTCCAGGGGCTTTTTGTGAAAGTGCCCAAGTCTTGTCGTATACACCAGCAGCCAAATCCTTCAGGAGTTTGGCCTTGCTTCTCTCAAGCACGCGAACAGCTTCTTCGCGGTCCTGGCCCGCCAACGCCAACGCAGACTCCACCCGACGCTCAACACTGGGCCCCTTGGTAAACATTTGCGTTTGCATTCCGCGACGCTGGCCAACTTGTTTGAGAGCGCCACGCCCGTCAAACTTGGGGTCTACCAAGTTATCTACCAACGTGGGGTCAAGGTTACCCAACAGTGGGCTGTTGATCTGCACAAGCGATTGAAGTATCTTTTCAGCGGCCTCGCGTTTTTCTTTGACGATAAAGTCAAATCTATTTTCAGGCTTGCTCAACGCGTCAATCCGCGCCCGCAGGTCGTCGTACTGTTCTTTGAACTCACCAAACGATTCGGCAGGAGCCAACTCTGCGACTGGAGCAGCAGGAGGCGGGGTTGGCCTTGCTGGTTTTGCTGTTGGTTTATTTAACTCAACAATCCCAACTTGTTCTTGTGGCGCTTCATCTCGCTGGCCGGTAGTACCTTCTATATATGCCTTAGATTGCGTGAAGGGTTTTTGGCCTTGAACATCAGCGCCTGTCTCCACATCCTCAAACAGGCCCGGAGGCTCCGCAGACGGGGGTGGAGTAAGGTCGGGTTCACCATATTTGGCAGACACAGTTTGGCCAGAAGCAGGCACACGGGTTGCATACTTCTCGACTTCGGTTGGGACTAATGCACTGGGTTGCTGTTCTTCTCTTGCAGCAGCGCCTGCAACATCCGCTCCAGCAGGAACCACTCCAGGGGGTCCAGCTTCTCCAGGTCCTGCGGAGGGTGGCACTGCACTGGTTGCGCCAGCCAGTGGAGCGCCTTCTCCACCTGTTGTACTGATAGGTTGTCCAACATCGGTTGCTTCCTTCTCCAGTGTGTCTTTGACCCAAGCTGGGACTTCGGTACGCAATAACGCCTGACCCTCTGGCGTGCGCCTAGCTTGGAATGTTTGGGCCGCACCACTATATGCGCCCATTGGCCCACCAAGCAAGAGGGCTCCACCTGCGGCTTCCAGATATTCTTTGGCGGCTTCGGGGTCTTTAAATGGATCGAGCGCCAGACCCGCCTGCCACCGCTCCAACACTTGTTGGGTTACCTCTTGCGGCACTTCAAATGCGATACCTGATGCGGTGCCTTTGGCCACAGCTTTCTTGTATGCGTTGGGTTTGGTCGCGGCTTCAACAATTTCAAGCGCGGCTTTTTCAGCGGCAGCTTTGCCCTCTATACCAACCAACTGGCCCAGGGGTTTGAAGAACTTAAACCCAAAAATGTCCAACGCGGTTTGACCTGCTGCCGCAGTCGTTGCAGTCAGCCGGTTGATGTCTTCATAAACTTGGCCTTTTTTGGCCTGCTCTTCTTTTTGACGGGAGATGTTGTCTGCGATGTACGAGCCAAGTGCAGTCAACCCGTATGCCGCAGTGCCAATTGCTGCGGCGGGCAGAGCGGCAGGAGCCGCCAATGCTGCACCAGCACCAGCAACCATGGCAGGGGCCATTGACCCCAAGGACGACCCAGCAACTTCTTTAAATTTATCAACCGTTTTACCCAGCGCAGTGCCATACGCACCTTGTTTGAACGCGTCGCCAATCTCGCTGAATTCGGTCTGTTTATAAACATCACCAGCTTCTTTTTTGGCCCGTGCCAGTTCATCGGTAGCAGCTTTTTGATCCCCCAGCCCGGTGAACAACTGCGCTGTTGGTAGGGCTGTGGTAACGCGTTCTTTTAGCGCAGAACCAAAAGACCCGAAGAACCCGCCTGACTCAGTGGGTTCGGGCTTCGCGGGTTCTCCAACTGGAGTACCACCAAACTGAGAAGCAAGCGCAGCGTAGTCTACGCCTTGCTTAGATGGAGCGGGGACACCCCCAAACTCGGCTGCAAGTTTGGCGTAGTCCATTAGCCACCTATTTTTTGTTTGAAGGCATCAGCTTCGGCCTGAGAATTAAATTGGTATGTTTTTCCGTCCGGCGCAGAAACAGTAAACTGCCCACCGCCGCCTTCAGCTCCCATTTCTTTACGCACTTGGTCCGCAATCTTTTTACGGCGTGCAACAAGCTCTGCTTCTTTGTCTGGTTTTAGGTTACCGCTTTGAAGTTGGGCGTCTATCATAGCGGTGCGTTTGCTAATCGCATCCTGTATTGCTTTGCTGTCTTTTGTTGACGTATCCTGTCCCTCATACTTGACCCCGCCAACGGCTGCACGCACTCTGGCTTCATCCGCCAAGAATGCGTCTGCTGCTTTCTGGCCGTTGGCCCCCAATATGCGGCGGTATTCAGCGCCAACGCGCTCTGATTCGCTGGGCTTGGTAAGGCCCGCTCTGGTAGCGGCAGCATGAATGTTGGCAACTTGCAAAGAAGTGAGGTTGCTCATGCCTGTTGTTGTCAACTGTGTAGCAGCTTGCAGCCCCTGCCCAGAAGCAGTGGCCTTAGTCGTCATGATTGACTTCTCAAGGTCAACTTCAGCCTTCTTGTAGTCAGCTTGAGCCTTACGTTCTTCCTCACGGGCCCGGATAATATCCGAAGCTCTTCCGCTACGAACTGCCTCATCAGCTTTCTCAACCGCATCTTTCAATGCATCTTCGGCTTTGGAGAACGCAAGTTTGGCTTCACGCTCACGTTTGAGTTGACTTGAGTACTCGCCAGCCGCGCCAGCAATAGCGCCGGGGCGTATGCCCGCACGAATCATGTCGATCACATCTTCAGAAGTGCTGGGGCGAGACTGTTCAAACTCTTGGCGCATGTTGGCGATCTGCTCACGGCGGTTTTTACCGTAAGTGCCAACACCAGTGAGGTCTTGTATTTTGGCTTGCTCCGCTGCAATCTCTTCAATAGAGCGCGTGGTCGGCGCAGCTTTTCCATACGCAGCCCTAATTCCTGCTTCATCAACTTGCGGCGTCAGTTTTTGGGCTAACGCGCCAACACCTTGGTCTAAACCAGGAGCGGCAGCGGCAGGACGTGGTGCAGCGGCAGCGGGACGTGGAGCGGCAGGGGCAGCGGCAGAAACAGGAGCAGCGGTGGGAGCAGCAGCAGGAGGTGACGGCGCAGCAACCGGCGCAGCAGGAGCAGCGGTTGGGCTGGGTGCGGTGGTATCTGGAGCCTCGTCAAAACGCATGGGTGTGGGTGTAGGACGGGACACCACAGAACTGAGCAGTCTTCCAATCCCCCCAACAATATCCGGACGTGCAGGTGGCTTGCCCATCCCAACAGTGGCTTCCGTATCTTCGCTGTCTTTAGCAGCGGCTCGTTCTGCGGCCAACGCTTTTGCGCGCGCTTCTGCGCCGAGCTTACGCATCTCTAATTCATTCTCAAGCTTTTCGCGTTCTTCTTTTGTCAAAGGTTTTTCTTTGCCCAACTCTACGCGGCTGCCTGTTTCACCTGAAAACGACACAATGCCACCGGGGGCAAAGTCAAACATGCGGGGGTCAACACGAGCGTGCATCAGCCCACCACCCGCTGCCATCTGCGTTTCTGCTTCAGGCTGCATCTGTGGCTGGGGTACATTCTCTGGGACAGGCATAGCTTGCGGAGCAGCTTGAGCCATTTGTTGGGCGGCTTGTTGTTGCTGCCCGCCACGAAGCGCCATGATCCCGGCAGCTTGTTCAATCTTGTCTTTGACTGTGCCTTGGGGTGGTTGCGCGGGTTTATTGCTCGCCATCTCCTGCTTCATCTGCTCCAAACGACCCAACGCCATGTAGCGGGGGATTTGTGGGTTAGCCCCATTGGCCAGCGCCATCAAATATTTGATGGAATCAGGTGAAGGAGGCAAAGAAGCTAATTCAGCTTGTGCCTTAAAGGGACTGAGTGCATTCATTTTGGAATAACCCCTAATTTTTGCAGCAACGCATAGGTATCAGCCCCTGCGGCAGAATACTGCTGACCAGAAGTCATTCCCTGCGGTACATTTGCAACAGTAGAAATTGGTAAACCCTGCAACATGGATTGTTGAAACTGCAACTGCTTCATTGGGAAATCACGTTGCTGTAAGAACTCGTTGTAGTCAGCGGTCACACCTTGCTGCTCAAGCCCTTGCTGTTGCTGGCCTATATTGCTCATCAATGACGCAACCCCTTGGGCCTGCCCTTGCTCAGTATTAAATTGCTGTCGACCTGTGTCAAACGCATTAGCGTACCCGGCTCCAATGGCTTTGTTTTGCTCCATCGCCATATTGCGTTGGGTTTCAGCATCCATGATAGCTTGCCGACCACCGCCAAACGCGCCCGCTTGAGTAAGTTTGCCAGCATTTCCCAGTTGCGTAATTTGGGCTTGCCTACGCATTTCCTCCAACTGGGGGTTAAGCACGTTTTGCAAATACGGATTCATATACTGCGCGGCTATGCCCGTGCCGCCCGTAGGTTGGCCACCCGCACCTGCGGTGGGAGCGCCTGCGTTAGTAAAGCTTTGCCCTAAGGTAGAAGGCAGAGTTAGGCCACCAATACCGCTAAACAGATTTTGTTGGATCTGACCGGGGCCAGCAGTCAACGGGCCTTGGTACGTTTGGTACGGTGACTCCGCCAATGCTTGGGTTTTACCCAGCATCCCAGTTACATACGGGCCAGCCCACTCAGAAAGAGTGGATGTGTTTGCCGCGCCGCCCGTTGGAGATGTTGAAGTTCCTGCCATGATTGCCCCTTAACTTGGAAGATACTTGTCTGCCTTGGTATTGGCAGCGACATTTTTAATACTCTTTTTACGAGCGTTCTGGATACGGTCCATCATCGCGTAAAGCTTACGCGCCCCTGCTTCAGAAGAGCCGTTACCAATCTCAGAAACAATTCGTGCAGGAATGACAAACTCCCCATCTGCAAGGCGTGCAGGTTGCTTCCCCCCAATAGTAGCAGGGATCGAGTCAGATACACCATCTCCGGGACCTTTTAGCATACGCCCGCCGTCTGAGTAACCGCCCAGCGTAGAAATTCCCCCGCCCGCCGCTTTGGCCACAGGTACTTGTTGCGCCGCAATATTTTTGGCTTCTTGGCGCTGGCCCGTCAATGCCGCACCTGCCGCAGAAGGAGCCACGTATTGTGTTGGCGTGAAGTAAGTACGCCCACCTTGGCCGGGGCGGTAATTTGTGGTGTCACCCAGTGGCACTTGTTGGCGAGTGGCAACTAGACTGGGTATACCGCCCTGGTATCCTTTATACACACCCTGCTGTGTATCTTGGCCCGTTAACCCCAAACTTTTACCCGCCGCTGCTAAAGCAGCTACACCCAACATTTGCCCAGCAACTCCGTACTTGCTGTTGCCCGAAAGGACATCTTTGGCAAGCTGTCCACCCGCGTTAATGGCTTTGAGCCAGTCAGGTGGTTCGGCCCATTTACCAGTTGTTGGATCCAGCCCAGGATTGATTAAGCCCGTTTTAGGGTCAAAGGAATAGTCTCCGGGGTCTACCCCGCCATAGTCATTGCCCGTATTACCCGTAGTGGGTGGCGTTGGTTCAACAGGAGAAGGATTGTCCACGGGATCGTCTTCCCAATAATAGGAAGGCGTGCCGTCGTCTTCGTATAAAACTTTATATCCCATATCAAACCTTTCCAAGTATCTTTAACAGCTCTTCTCGTGAAGTGGGGTCACCCTCACCACCTAGAATCTTTGCCAACATTGACGCAACGTCATTTTCCTTCGGATTACCTTGCGGTGCAAGGGCTGAAGCTGGCTGGGGCTTGGTCAAGTCCAACAAATCTGGTCCGTGCAACAACGGATTACTCTGCACCAATTGCCCTTGCTCATCTGTCTTTTGGGGCGTGCTGTTAAAAACTTGATTTAGCGGTTTGGTTGGATCAACGTATTTAGGTTCTTCCAGCAGCGGATTACTCTGCACCAATTGCCCTTGCGCGTCCATTTTTTGAGGTGTGCTGGAGAAGTCTTTCCCGCCGTAGAACACTTTGGCCAACTCAGGCGTGACTGTCTGGTAAGTCACTGGAGCTTGCTGTTGCTGCCCAAAAAGTGCGCCAAGAATGTCGGGTTCTTTTGGTGTAGTCGGCGTAGTCGGCGTAGTCGGCGTAGCCGGTTTTTTGGATGGGTTAGTTGGTGCAACTGACGGTATTTTGTTACGCCAAGGAAGTGTTGGGTTGTCAATTGGCTCGCAAGCCCCCGTGCCTACGTTAAAGAGATAACCCTCGGGGCACGGATCAATTGGTTCGCAGGTTTGCGTCTCTGTGTTGAACAGGTAACCTTCCGGGCAAACATCAAACTCCTCATCAAGCACGCACTTGCTGCCGTCCCAGTGCCAACCTTCGGCACAATTCTCTGGGCCATCGTCATCCATTACGCACTTGCTACCGTCCCAGTGCCAACCTTCGGCGCAACCCTCTGGGCCGTCTATTGGCTCTTTATCATCTATTGGAACGCATGTTTTAGATGCAAAATCATATACATAGCCTTCTTGACAGTCTTCAGGCTTTTCAGGCGGCTCTTCGTCGTCGGGCACGCACATGCTGCCGTCCCAGTGCCAACCTTCGGCGCAGGGGTCAGGTGTTGGCTCAGGTGGCGGCTCAGGTGGCGGCTCAGGTGGCGGCTCAGGTGGCGGCTCAGGTGGCGGCTCAGGTGGCGGCTTAGGGGTTGGAGTGGGCTGCGTAGCCTTTGTGTCATTTACAAAAGTATCAAATTCTTTGTTGAAGGTGTTTCTATCCGTGTACCAAATAAATTTGTTGAGTTCGTCAGCCGTAGCTTCCCGGCCAAACTCTTTTTGGATTCTTGCATTTGCATCAATGCCGTTTGCAACAGCGCCAAGTCCGGCAGAAATAGCTGCCTGTAGCGTGGCAGCGTCTATCTGTTTTCCGGATTTACCTTGCAGGTTTGTAACAACAGCGGCATTAAAAACTTTCTGTATGGGTTTTGGAAGATCAGCAAAACCAGAAATTGCCCCAGCAGCGGCGTTCACGCCCGCTTGAATGCCGCCGTCAATAAAAGCTTTACCAACGTCTTTGCCGTACAGTCCTTGGATAACTGAGTTGGTTCCTGCGCCGGTTAAAATAGTTTTTGCAACTGCGTTTGTGTCTACGGGAAGCGCCCAGTTTATCCCTTGAGTAACTAAATCTCCAACTTTGCCCGCTGCATAAATTTTGGCTAAATCAACAACACCTTGTTCAAGATTACCTGTTGTCAGTGCGTTAATAGTTGCAGCTGTGGCGGCTGAAGACGTAGCATAAGTAGCCCCCAAACCGCTCCCTGGGGCTATAACTTCTAGCACGATCGGCATGAGCGCGTTAACTGTTGGGAGACCCGCCCTCAGTCTATCTGCCAACCACCCTTGCAGGTAATACTCGTACCCTCTTGTTCCTGCGTACCTTGAGTTGCCATCAATAAATTGTTGGCTAACCATTTGATCGCTAAGCTTAACTGGGTTTGATACATAAGCTATTGAGTTAAGCGCCCAATCAGGTGCAGCAGTAGGTTTACCAATTCCTACAATTGCGGGGTTGTCTCCATCTATGACGTAACTACTTGCAAGGATTGACGGGTAATCCCCCGTACCAATAATTCCAGCGGCCTGTGCGTCAGATTTACTCCATACAAAGCCATCAGTCCCACCAATATTGGTTTGTGCGGCATTTTTAAATGTGTTAGGGCCGAGAAAAGCTTTGTTATACAGCTGCCTTCCATCACTAACCACACCCCTGTTGACAAAATCTCGCGGCACAAAATAGTAAGAGTTACCATCTACGCCAGTCAATGCTTGCCCACCGACAAAGTCCCCATAAAGAACTGAAGGGCTACCCCCCAGCGTAGTTGGGGTGACATCGGCGTTTAGATATTTGGCGCTTTCAGCAGTTTTTGTTTTTGCTATTTCTTTTTCTCTGGCTGCCGCTTCTTGGGCGGCTTTTTCCCGTTCAGCCCTTTGAGATGCCTCATATTCTTGAAAAAGTCTACTAAAATTTCCCATTACAGCACCACCTCTGCTCTGTATGTACGGTACTGTCCGCCGTCAATTCTTTCGACTATATATGGCACATTAATCCATTTGTAAATGTTCATGAGCTTGAGATTGTCAAAGTATGTCTCAGCCTTTTTGAAGCCTTCCTTGGACATGCAATCCAAGAACTCACGCAGATTAGATGCAAACTTCGTCCAGTGCTCTGCATTTGCTGGATGCCACTCGACCACATCGTCCTTGGGTATTACGGTGAACAAGGTGTTGCCAATCTTCTTGATCTGTCCCTTGGCGTCAAAAAGCATCGTGCCAACGTAGTAGCCATCCAACATGGACATGTTTTCGTCGTAGTTGTTTGCCAGATCAACGGCAAGGATCTCTTTAATTTCCATCATGCCACCGGTAAAGCTGAAACAAATGAAAGGGTAGCCACAACCGATTGAGTTGATGGCTTGGTGGGAGTGCCAGAGGCGGCGTAGTATTGAATGCTCACATTTGCGCTGGTGGTTGACCAGTAAATTTGAACATAGTCATTCTCTGCCATTTGCAGGTAATAGTTCCAGCCAATGATGCTGTGAAATGGATCTGCGGGTGTTTTTCTTGCTGGCATGCCAACTTTGCCAGTTGACCCGGTTATGTCAGCGGAGGATCCCCCATCATTGCCTTGGCGTAGCCAGATAAAAATATCTTGCGGGGCAGTGTCTGTTGACTGCACCTGGGCACTAAACTGCAGGTTGTATATACCGGCGTTTTCAACCGTTATCTTAGATGAACTGATGCTGACCCCGTTGGTAAAATCCGTGGTATTGAGCGTCATCAGTGTGGCTGTATTGGCCGTGGTGGTTTGGCTTTGACCGCTGGAGAATGCCCCGTAGGGAAAGTTTATATATTTGCCCCCGGTCGTGTCCAACAGATTTCCAAATGCGCTATCTATCTGATTGAAATAGATGCGAAGCATGTTGCGGAACTGATCCTCATCCAATTTGACGTAGTTAATAGGAGGAATGGACAGAGCAGGTGCTCTGAATTTTCGCAGAAATCGGGTAAAAACTGTTGCCATCAGCGCCTGCCGTCCTGGCGAATGTCAATTCTGGGTGAACCAGCTTGCCACTGAACACCCAGCGCAGTCGAACGGTACTCCATTGCCATCTGACGGCCACGCACCCTGATGTAAACCTGCCCTGTAAACTCCTCAATGGGGACTGTGGCAGTGCGGGTAACGGAGGCGTCACTTGACCCGCCCAGCGACTGAGGCACGTTATACCCAGAACCAGAGTTCTGCATGGGTTTGAGATACATTGTGATCTGTGGATTGGTGACGGTTGATCCGCTGAACTTAACATCAGGAAGAACCCGCCACACAAAGCCAAACTTATCCCCATCGTCCACATCAAATTCTGCGGATGTGATGAAAGATTCGATTGCCACAGCCGTCCCAGTGGTGTTGTCATCTACGCCAACTTCATGGTTGACCAGATTTTTGTCATAGGTGGCGGCAAGAGGGTAATCCCTTAAACCAGAATCCAGCCATGCGGTGCGGGCCAAAGATCCGTAATACCAGCAGCCTTGCCCCTGATTTTCAGCATAGTTGTAAATGACATAACTATCCACAGTGGTGCTTGTGCCAGAGCAATAGAACCACCAGATCTCATTAAATCCTTCGTTTGTTCCCGAAAATACCTGATCAAACTGTTGCTTGTTGATGTTCTCAAAAACATATTGGCGCAGATCACAGTTCAGGGTTTGGGTTGTTCCCTGGTATTTGTAGAACTTATCCACACCCATCCAATAAGCCACGCCATTGGCGTAGGCAACTGCATTTTCTGATGCAATTGATAAATTATCCCCTACAAGTTGTGAACTCCAAACAATAGGAGCACCCACATATTGGAGTGAATAAAGAGATGAGTCTGTCCAGGTCAAGATCTCTTGGCGGGCCTGCATGGCTGTGATGATTTGTGAGCCATGAGAGAGCAGCAAGCTACCGGCTTGATTTGTCGCGGCTGGAGACCAATTCACAACAGATTCCTGATCAGACCAGCGAATCAACATGGGGTTTTGGGTGGTTGAGCCGTAATCATTTGCGCCAAAGGCAAAAACAAATCTGCTTACATCAGATACCAAAATATAGTTTTGGATGATTGGCGCGGCAGAGGCATTTGCCAAGCTGGTTATATTTATACCCCTTGATGATACGGATTGAGTCCCAGATTGTGTTCCGCTGGTATTGATATTTGCCCCGCCATAGGTGGCGGTGAGATTACAGGTTGCTCCAGACGAGTTGGAAACATAGTAGACAGTGCCCACAGAAAGGCCCGTGGGTAATGCTCCGGTGCTGTTTAGCTGGATTGCTGTTCCATTTGGAACATTACTCAAAGAGGAAAATGTGACCACAGCAGGGCTTGCAATGGTAATCGTGACCTCAGACGATGCAACACCAATGTTTGCATTCCAGTAATAAATTGGCCCCGCTCTTGGGCCAAATATCAAATCCTGCCCAAAGTTGTTTTGGCTCCATAACCTTAAGGCATCTGTTTGTGTTTGACCGTTGCCCCATGTTCCATAGCCCCACGGGCCAGTGCCCCACCCCGTCAGGGGAACCGTGTATGAAGGCCCAGTGTTGATCTGGTACTGGGTAATGACTGTCCCGCCGTGCCCCGTGTCTGAAGCGTTGGCAGTAGCGGACACCGTGATGGTGTAGTTGTTTATGTCAATGACTGTGACTTGAAACTGGCCGGTCAAAACTGCCGCCGTGATGTTTCCACCAAGGCTGGTTATACCTGCGCCACTATAAGAGACATAGTCCCCGGTAATGCAGCCGTGGGCTGTATCAGCCACTGCAATAACAGCAGAACTTGTCGTTGCGGTAAATGGGTTGGTAAGAGTTACCGTCTCTCGAATCGGGGTGATGTCGTTGTAAACACCGCCACGCTCAATGTAAAACTTTAAGTTTGTGCCAACACCCAGCAAGTTTAAACTGCTAAGAGTTACCCAGTTCCACAGGGATCGGCAAAAGCCGAGAAATGTAGTCGCAGAGATTTGTTGCCAGCCGCCAATCTTCTCAGGAGTGCCTTGGCGAAAACGAATCTTGTCGCAGTCATACCAACCATTCTCATTGGTGTAGCGGGTGTTCTCCTTGTTTACACCGGGTCTGAGAGTCAGTTTTTTGAGTGGCATGATCTACCTTATGACAAGAACATGGCTCGTTCATCGATACGCCGATTTTGCAGCCCTTTGAGTATTTTCCCACCAGCCATGCAATACTTCAAGAGTTCTTCCGCAGCACCCGCTTTATCGCCCCGAAGCAGCTTTTGACGAAGCGTTGAACGCTGGAGTGTCCCAAGACCGACATTGAAACTAAAGCTAACAAGGCTATCAAACATGCCTTGTGTAAGGGGAACTGGGCAAAACTGAGCAACTCCACGCTCGAACCTTGCAAGATCAGACCTGAGAATCCCATCGACTTCTTCCTTGGTAAATTGCCTGTTGTCTTCCGGGCGCAGGGGGACATTCATGCGCTCGGCCATTGGTAGCTTGGCCTGCTCGGGGTACATTACATGGCCCACGCCGATCGTCCAGAGGTTTGCCGGGCAACGATATGGCTTGTACCGCACCCCTTCATGGTGGCGGATGACCTCGCAAGCCTGGGGGCTGATGTTCATTTTTTGAACGCTTGACCGCCAAACCAGAACGACACAATACAAGCCCAGATGATCTGGGTTTCGTCATCCCACAGATTGTCCAGGGCCACAACAAAATCCACGCCCGTGTGCCAAGCGTAGTAAAAACCAAAGACCTCCACGAACATGAACATCAGGAACATGCCGTAGGTAATCACAGAGCGGGTTGCGGCCCTCATGTTGATCACCCAGGTACTTGCCCCTTGGCCCAAGGCTATATCGTGGGCGTAGAGGGCTTGGCGCTCTTGCATGGCGGTCTGGGCATTGGTCACATCTGCGTTGATCTGAATCTGCTCGGTTTGGATGTGCTCAATGCGCTCCTGGGCCTCCAAGCCAGCCTTTTTGAGGGCCAGTTCACGCTCGGTCTGCATGGCGGCAAGGGCAAGCTCATGTTTCTTGTCTGCCCGGTCTTGGAAAAATTCAAGGATTTTGGGCAGGCCGCCCATTAGGAAGCTGATTAGGCTGGAGAACAGGGTTAACATTTTTTCTTTCCTCTTCAATTTGCTTTCGCAGTTTCTCGGTCTTTTCCATCTGGGCCTTGGCCTCTCGCTTCACCACCATTGTGTCTACATATAGCATCCCAACCAGCGGGATTACCAACACAAAAACCAGCGCAAACAGAATCAAGACAAGTAGGTATCCAATCGACCCCGATGATGAAGATTGATTATCCACATTAGGCATATCAGGTAGGCGACTACGAAAACCACCACCACTGTTTCCAACACCCTGTCCAGTATCTGATTTTTTAACCTTTGTCGCCGCCATGCTTTCATCCGTTTTTCATGCAACTCCCGTGCCGCTTGTTCCGATTTCTGATCCAACAGCCGTTGATACTCCTCAACGATTTCCCGCCAGAGATCAGGCATCCCCATCTCCCAGCGCACCATTCTCTCCAAATCGGCATAAAACTGCTTGGTCTGCCGCAGATACATCACGTTGTCTATGGCTTGTGTGGCTAGATCGTCTTTGATCCCCTTTTTCCTGTTGTCTTCACGCTGAACCTCTGCTTTTTCATGGCTGGCCTCTAACTCTGCGTGGCCCTTGAAAAAGCTTGAAAGGGCTGTACCAACCTCACCTGTGATCTTTGACAGATCAGACCCGGTTTTCTTCAGGTCTTGGTAAACGCTGATGCAGCCCTTGATGCCTTCATATGCCCCTTTGCACAGGGTAAACGCTGTTACTGGGTCAATGGCTGCTCCGCTACGGTCTCTGGTGGCACTTGAGGGTCAGCCTGTTCCTTGATGTGCAACATCAAAGCCATTGCATTGGTCTTGGCTGGGAGTTCCCCCAAAGCCCCAAGGATCATGTTTACAGCGTCAATTGGCAGTTCCAGTTTTATCATTTGTTCTCCAAAGCAGTGATACGGTCGGTGAGTGATTGAATGATGACTTGTTGTTCTTGAATTGCCGCTGTTAACAGCGGAATAAGCTCCGTGTATCTAATAGTTAAATAGGCAGTAGCGTCCTCAGTATCAGGCATTACAAACTCGTCAACAGCCTCAGGTAATACGGATTGAACGCTTTGTGCAGATATGCCAACGCAAGGCTTTTTGTTTTCGTCAGATTTCCATGTGAACTTGATTGGCTCAAGTTGTGCTATCGAAGACAAAGCATCAACAAAACCGCCTGTTACATCTTTAAGTCGAATATCAGAATACGACGACCAAGAAGTTGCTCCAGAAGTTACTTGTACTCCGCCACTACCTGCCTGTGCAACAATATTTGCCGACCCTAATCCAGATGGGGTAAATTTAATCCATGCCTGCCCACCACCGCTAGCATAATTGCCTTCAGTTCCAGCGCACATCCCAACGGACTTGCTTCCGCTAAATGTAGCCAAAACACCCCCATCGGTGTTATCAAATACACCCAAACGAATAGTCCCCTTAACCACTTGGAAACCAGACGAACTTCCAGCTCCACCAGATATTACTGACGTGCTTCCCACCAGCAAGTTACCGCTGGAGTCGAATGTCATTCCAGCTGTTGATTCAGTTCCTTTGAAAAACGCATGACCGCCAGTTGCTTCTGTGCGGTATTTGTTCATGCCCGTGCCAGCGTTGTGGGCAACAGAGCCGTAATATGTTTCGTTGTTTGAAAAAACAATCTGCTTGTTTACATCAGAACTAAATACATTCAAGCGTGCAGCAGAAACAGTTGTAGTGCCAAGCTGCAAGTTGCTACTTGCATTCAAAGTCATCGCCTGATTCCAAGTAATGTTACTTCCTGCTGTGCCTGAAGTTATATTGAACCAACGATGCGCCCCACTTGATTGGTCGTATTGAGAAGCAACTCCAGTTGCTGCATACTTCCATCCAGAGTTGTAATAACAATTGGCGAAAAAAACAGGTTGTCCAGCAGCTCCAGCAAGCCCCGTTCCAGCAGCGCCAAGCTCAAACGCTTTGAAAATAGTCCAAGTGCTAGGCGTAACACCCACACCCACATTACCGCTAGCATCCTTTATCAAGCCGCCGTTGCCCACATTGAGCGTGTCTGTGCTGGCATCCCCCAATATGGTGTTGCCTGTGGTGGTCAGGTTAACAAGCGTTTCTGTGCCTGTGTTTGTCAGGCCCGGGGTGGTTATGCCCGTTGTGCCGTCTAGTACGATGCTCATGCTGATGCTCCTTTAAGCGCCGCTACATCGGCTTGCAGTTGGGTGATGAGGGCTTGTTGTTCTTGGACATATTTGATAAGCGATGGAACAAGTTTTGAATAATCAACGCCCCAATAATCATTTTCTGTTTTTGCTGCACAAACAGCTTCTGGTGCAACTTCAATTAATTCTTGAGCAATAACACCAAATTTTTGATGCTCCCCAGTTACCCAATCAAACTCACGAATTTTAATGGCTTCAATTTTTTCTTTTGCAGAACCAGCATCAACAATGTTTGTTTTTAGACGCACATCAGAGCCTGATGTGTAGCTAACAGTAGTTGCCCCTGTGTGCTCAATTCTTCCAGCAGTAGCGCCAGTTGAGTTTGTAAAGAGTATGTAATATAAGTCGTTTGTTGCGCTTGTTTCTTTGATGGTCATGCCTTGATTTGAAGCTGAACTTGCAGAAATTGATATTTTTCCATCGTTATTTTTAGTCGTAGTCCCCACCAGCAAGTTACCGCTGGAGTCGATACGGGCACGTTCGTTGCTATTGGTAATAAAAGCCAAATAGTCAGCACTAGTCGTTCCAAGCTGCAAAAAACCAGAACCGTTCTTAATAGTTTTTGCGCCACCAGTAACTTCAATGTCTCCGCTAACGACAAGACGGCTTGAACCGCTTGTAGTTCCAACCAATAAATTCCCACTAGCATCAAGCGTCATTGCTTGGGTGAAGGTGATTGCGTTACCTGCTGTGCCGGATGGGGCGTTGTACCAATTATGAACTCCAGATGTAATGTCATATCTTGCAGCGGAACTGGTAGTTAAATATGTCCAACCACCGCCTGAATTTCTGTACGAATTTGAAGAGAGTTCAAGTAAATTTGATTCTGTTCTTCCAGAAATACCCGCTGTACTTCCAAGTTGTATAGACCGATAAACGCTATTCCAAGCACTAGGCGTAACACCCAATCCCAAGTTACTACCATCAAACACCAACGCACTACCCGTAGTCAGCACTTTGGAGCCATCAAGATAGGCCACACCATTGGCTGTGCCACCTGAGTATGTAGGCTGGTTGGTGAACGATACCGCTTGGCTTGCGTCAATGGAGATTGCTGTGGTTCCGTCAGTTTGGATGTTTAAAACGCCCGAAGTGTCAGCGGTCGTGACTACCCCGGCAGATGTGGATGCGTTGATTGTTGATGGCATTTATGCGCTCCAAGGAAGAGGGGTGTTCTGTGGGCTGACAGGCGGGGTGATCATGCTGTTCAACTGACCTTGTACACATGCCTGTGCGCTTGCAATCTGTTCAGCGGGAATCCAACCAATGACCGTGGCTTCAGTGAGTTGGTCGTAGGGGATGAATTCCGGGCCTTGCTGGCTGGTGAATTGGGTGTTGCCGCCGATGAATGCGGTGTATTCCCCGTCCACGCCCGTGACTTGCCACAAAGCATTGACCACATAGTTTGGATCGGGCTGTTGCAAGGTATACATGGCCGTGATGGCCGTGGTGAAGGTGGTCATGCTGATGCTCCGTTGATTTGGGCTTTGAGGCTGTCAACCTCTGCTTTGAGTTCTTGGATGGATTTGACAAGAACAGGAATCAAAGTGTCTTTGGAAACTCCCAATGATTTTTTTGCTCTTTCCAGTTGAGTGTCATTGTCATTAAATTCAATTTCTTCACCAGTTACAGCTTCAGGAATGACCTCACGCAACTCTTGAGCAACAAAACCAATTTCATTTTTTTCGTTTGTTGTGTTGTCATATCTTCGTGGTTTTAGTTGCATTACTGCATCAAGGCCGTAATTAATATCAACAATGTTTTCTTTTATACGCCTATCCGACACAAAAACCCAAGACGTACCGCCTTGAGCCATGTAAACATAAGTTGTGTTACTAAATAAATACCAATTTGTATTGGATGCCTCCATATTCCAATACTGAGTTTGCGAACTATTTCTCCAAAGGAATGCGCCACAGGTTGTAGAACTTGTGCCAACCAAAGACCAATAATATGAACCAGCGTTATACAAACGCGGATTCCCATCTCCATCAGACAGCACGATGTAGTTGTTTGCTGTGCGAATGTCTAAGCCGCCATAGTTGCCATCGTAACGGCCAAGAATAGTGTTTTTAGTGCCGCTTGTAATTACGTTGCCTGCGCCGTAGCCAATAAAACAGTTGTAGCCACCAGTAGTGCTATACCCAGCATAACGACCCACAAAAGTATTTTGCCCGTTTGTTGTTGCGCTGTAACCAGCGTTTTGACCAATGTAGACGCTCTCAGCCCCAGTAGTATTGCTATACCCAGCCTGATAACCTACAGCAGTGTTGTTTGAGGCGGTGGTGTTGGAGAGAAGTGCGGAACGACCAATTGCGGTATTGAAGTTTCCGGTTGTGTTTAAAGCCAAAGCGGATACGCCAAGAGCTGTGTTTTCAGAGCCGCCATTGTTGGCGTTCATGGCGTTATAGCCAACAGCCGTATTTAGGCTTGATGATGTATTTGAGGCAAGCGTCAAAGCGCCAATAGCAGTATTGGTAGAGCCACTCGTATTAGCCGCCAAAGCACTAGCACCCACCGCAGTGTTGGTGGACACAGCACCTGCGCCTTTGCCAACTGTCAGGCCGCTGATGGTTGCGTCACTGGTTGTGGTGACCGTAGTAAACGATGGCGAACCACCCGTCACAGCCATCGTTCCCGATGCTGAAGGTAGCGTCACAGTCACAGAACCTGCGGCTGAAGGGGCTTGCAGGGTAACACTCCCTGACACATCGCCTGAAATTACAACACTTGACATATTAAATCCTTTGTATCACAAAACGACCCAGCGTGAGCCACTGGAAACCGTAACGGCTGCACCACTCGCCACCGTGATTGGCCCTGCTGATGAACCAGAATACCCCGCCGCAATGGTGTAGCTGGTCGATACCGTCAGGCTGTTCACCACAATCCCGTTGCTTGCCACTGGCACTCTGGCTTGAAGCTCACCAGTGGATGGTTTGTACAGCAAATAAGCGTTGCCTGTGTACAGGTTCTCTGCCGTGCCTGTTGTTGCCCCAGCAAATACTGGGTACAGATTGCTTGCGGTGCTGGTGTCATTACTGAGAGCCGATCCACCAATTGATTTCCAAGCTGGAGATGCCCCGCTGTAGCCTTCAAACTGGTTGGTGGTACTGTTGTACCGCATCATGCCCGTTGCGGGGCTTCCAGGTTGTTGAGCCGTGGTTCCTTTGCTGATTAGCAATGCACCCGTGGAGGTGAAGCTGGAATCAGCCGTTGCGGTCAGGGTGGTAAATGTTGCCGCCCCGTTGGTGTTGCTCACCTTAACAAAGTCACTGCCGTTCCACGCACAAACTGCATATTCATTGGCAACGATGGTGACCCCGGTGGTTGGGCCTACCCCTACCAGCTTTATGCTCTGAGTGCTGCCGGTCTTGTTGATGACAATGTATATCTTGGACTGAGCCGGGGCCGTGATGGTGCGGGTAACCGTGCCACTGGCCGTCCATAGGATGATTGCTTGTCGCGCCTGATTGGATGCAAGGGTGGTGGTGCTGAGTGTTACATCTGCATCAGTTGTCAGCGTGGTCGTGCCTGCAACAGCAGTGTCCAGCAGCGAGGTGATGCTGTTGTTGACCGTATCGCCCCATGTGCCACTCAACTCTCCCGTGACCGGAAGAGCCAAACCCAATAGTGATGTTGCTGCTGTCGTCATGTTTAAACCTCAAGTTACGACTTCTTCCCAAGCTGGACTCTGCTCATCTTGAACATTTCCCCAGCCGGGTGTCTGCGGGTTGTTGATATTTTGCCACGATGCGGTCTGTGTGTCATCTATGATCTTCCAGTAGACGGCAATCACATCGCCAACTGATCCTGTTGCGTTTACACCGGTTAAGGCCAGCGTTCTTGCAGCAATTGATACAGACCCAACTGCCGCATCTGCCGACACCCCGGACAAGGCAATCGACACCTCTTTGATAACTGTGCCAACTTCTCCTGCGGCTGTGTTTGGCAAGAGAGGAACAATGACACCGCCCGGGTAACCAAAACCCAAAACGCCAGGGAGTTCAATATCTGCGCTCTGAACAACTGTGCCAACATCTCCTGCTGCTGAAACACCTGTTAAAGCTTTGTTCTTGTCTGCCGCAACAGTTCCAACTTCACCAGAAGCCAAAACGCCCGTTAGAGCTACCGACATGGCCGGAACAACTGACCCAGCAGCACCTGAGGCTAAATTGCCCGCCAGTTCAATATCTTTGCCAGGAGCAAGCGATCCAACCGATCCAGACGCTAAAACACCTGTCAACGCCTTGGTAAGGGTAACCCCTACATCGCCAACATAGCCATATGCAACATCGCCGTCTTCGCCTTCGGATGTGCTGGGAGCCATTGTCCCAACCGCACCAGAGGCCAAAACCCCCGATATGGCTATTTCTCTGTCTGCCGATACCGTTCCAACAGCGCCTGAGGCGGTGGCTCCTGTCAGGGCCACGGCCATGGTTGGCACAACAGTGCCAACTTCCCCAGCCGCCGTTACACCAGCAAGCTGAAACGCTTTTTCAAACGCAACTGTGCCAACGGCCCCGGTTGCATCATCCCCGGTGAGGATGGTTTCGCCGTTGCCCCAAGTGCCGTAGCCCCAAGCGCCAACGCCCCACCCGGCCATGATCTACCCCTTTAGGTGGTAGCCAAGCGCAACAGAGCAGTCGAAGTCGTGTTGGAAGGCATCGTCAAGGTGAAGGTTCCAGCAGTGATTGTCTGGGAGCCAAAGGTGTGGACACTGACCGCCTTGTTGCTTTGTGTTGAGTTATAGATTAACACCGCATCAAACGCCGTGGACAAAGTCACCGTGGTGTAAGTGATTGATGCCGAAGGAGTCCAATACGCCACGCCAGCAGTAGCCGAAGAGTTCGTGGAGGCTGGAACAGTGGCATTGGTTACCGTTACGCCGCCAGCAGAGTAGTTTGTGCCAGTTACTTCGCCAGTGGCCGTATAGGCCGTAGTGGAGGCATTGATCGTGGCTGAAGTTAGATACAAAGCCGCTTTAAACGTGTCAGCCGTGGTAGCTGCACGAACTGGAGCAACGCCAAAGTTGTGGGTTGCGGTCAGCACTTCGCCTAAAAACGAAGTGGTCATTGCTTGTGTGTTTGCCATGATGTTTCCTTTAGCCTATAGATGCGGCTTCAGCGCCAGCAAAAACTGGCATTTTCTTTAACTGAACATGAACGGAACGGTGAACCAATTCACCCTCCAGCCAATACTCAACCCAGGTGGTCAATTCATTGTCATTGTCCACGGTTCCCTCTCGCTTTTCAAGCAGGGAATCGTCCATTTCGCCTTTGGTGGTCGTGACTATCAATTTGAACTCCTGATCAGTGCTGTGGTTGATGTGTTGGCTGGCATTGTGATTAAGAAGGTGGTGACTGATGTCTTGTCTGACCCAAAGTCCAGCACTGCCACCGATTTGTCACCCTTGCTTGAGTTGTAGATCAAAGCACACCGGGCCGTCAGGGCCGCTGTCCAAGATACATTGTCAAACCCCACATATGCCGTAGACCCAGATGTGCTGACCGTGATCCCGGTCATTGTCGCCCCGCCAGCGGTGTATCCCGTGGCAGACACCTCATTGGTGCTGCTGTAAACGGTGGTATCAGCGTTTAAATTAGCATTGGCCGTGTACAGGGCAATCTTGATCACATCCGTGGTCAAGTCATGGATGCCTTGATAAAGCTGCGCTTTAAAGCTGGTGGTCTGGGTTTGGACAATACTCACGATACAGAGACCCTCACCTGACCATCACGGTAAGCATCCATACGCTGTTTGCCGTCACCCAAGTTCTTGAGCAGAGCAATTGATTGGACATACCGATCATTGACCAGCTTGACCATATCAGGCTCACCCTTCATGTAGGTGTAAGCCTCGCACAGAGTCCCATACAACAGCGCAGAATCAAAGTTGTCGCCCAACCAAGTGGTTGAAGCAGTCACAATGGATTCCGGGTAGTAGTAATAATGAAGCTCAGTGGAATACTGAACATCTGGAGTTGGACCAAGAATAAACGACAGTTCATTGACATTGGTGGATTGGGGGCCAAAGATGGCGTAATGCTTGGGCGTACCCGTTGTGGCCGGGTTGGGGTATGCATCCCGCATGAAGTTCACATCCTTGTTGAGCAAGTAGATGTAGCTTCCACCACCATTTGGGTAAACGGCAATCGAATACACAGACAGAAAATCATCCGGGCATGACAAGTACTTATTGCCAGACGTGATTGTCCCCGTCACGTTCTTACGCAAGTTTGCAATCTGAACCGTGTTGTATATACGCTGTTCAGCCTGCTTGATCATTGTGTTCATGTCCGTTGTATTGAACGTGTTTTCACAATAATCGCTGACCGCGACTACAAGCTGGGCGTAAGTCATTGCCATAGAAACCTCAACCCATTGGGCCTCTGGACATCACACCTTTGGTGGCCGCGCCAGCACCACGCATTTTGATGCCGCTGGTCTTGACTTCGTCATTGATGCCAATGCTTACGCCATCCATAGGGGTCCAATCCGCTTTACGGCTAATTGGGTCTTTGGGGCGCATGGCAACACCGGGCTTGCCGTCCATGGTGTGGGGTTGAGCGTAGACGCTGGCAGAACCAACTTCTTTACCCATCATCTTTTTGCTGAATGTAGCCATTATTTGCTCCCAGATTTCTGGTTCATCGCACGAGAAAGATTTTTCCCGTATTTTTTACGATCCATGCTGGTGGGGCCACCCTTTTTCATGCCTTTGGCATGCATGCGGGATTCGTGGCCTTTGACAGCCTTGTTGGCTTCGGTGTCGGCAATTGCCTTGACTTGCTTCTTGTCCATGTTTGCTCCTAAGTTACGCTTACCGTTACTGTACCAACACTTGTCGTTGCCACCAAGTAGTTTGGCGTTAAATCCACATCAAAGAAGCTAGACCCGCCCACCGGTCTCCAGCCCCATTGAATATCTCTTGACCCGCCAGACGGGTATCCATCCACGTTAATACCCGAAGTCACATAGGTCGTATCTGGACGCGGTTGACGAACTGCTTGAGGATCATCCACCGGATACATGCCCAACTGTAACTGCGGTTGGTCTGGGTCCCAGCATTCTGGGCACACCTTGATCTGGAACAGCTTGGTCTTAATGACCTCGTTCTTAAGCTGTTTGAGTTTAAAACGCTGCCCGCACCGATCGCACTCGGCAATTGAAAACTTGCCAGAGGAAAACCGATTACCCATTACGGAGTGCTCCCCCCAATAAAGGCTTGTCTGGGCACTAAGCGGATTGCCGCTTTCTCATGATCTTCACCTGCGGCAAGGTTGAATTGCTCGTCATAGACCGCTTTTAGCATGTCCATGCGTCCTTGCAGTTCAGGAACTTTCATCGCAATGTAGTACGCCAAGCCCGCCACAACACAAGGCAGGAAACGGAAATTCATGTCAGCAGTCTCTACGCCAGCACCAGCGTCTTGAACGCGACGCATTCGGTAGTAGACAAATTCGTACGAGGTAGACCCATCAGGGGTTGGCCACACAGTCACAGCGGGTAGCTGGGGCACATAGACGGCTGTTGAGGCGGTGTGAGCCGCTGCCGTGGTGTTGTTTTGCCCGCGAAACACGCTGTTCAGAGTATTCCCGGAAATATAGCCGTAGTACATGGTCTCGTTGTTCAGCTTGATGTAGCCAGATGATGCGAGTCCTACAACAGAACTTAGGGTAACAGTAGTATCTGTACTAGAAATTGAGGTTGCCAATGTCAATGTGGTTGAACCGGTCTCACCAGATAGACGCTGAATCCAGACCTGAATAGGCCGGGCTTGGGTTAATTTGTTGGGAATCGTGGCATAAGTAGAAACACTAATACGCGTGATGGACAGGTCAGCTTGGGTAGTGGCGCTGTTACCGCCCGTGCGAATCACATGATCCAACAAGTCAATAGTATCCAATGGCAGCGGATAAGTATTCAATCCCTGCACCAGCGGGAAAGACCCAGCCTCAATCGTCCACATGTTTAGGCCACGATTGGCCCACTCAATGGTCATCAGGTTCATGGATCTGCGTGCGGTACGCAAATCGTAACCAGAACGCATTTCACGGCCAGCCCTCTCCCACGCTTCCTCAGCAATCTCCGTGAAGTCAGGGTTGAACAATGTAGCGCCGGTTGTGGTCATCTAAATCCTGCCGTTTTCTTTGCTATTGCTTTGGGTTGAGCCACAAACTGTTTACCCGCCGCCTTACCTTTTCGTTTGGCCTTGGTGGTTGCTGCGTACTCGGCAGGAGACAAAGACTTGATTGCCGCTTCAGGTAAGTATCGCTCACCTGTTTTTGACGAAGGCTTTCCCGACTTGGTACGCCATTTCTGGTCGCCCCAGTTTTTCAGGGAAGTCTGCGGTGCTTTCAATCTTTGTATCCCCCACCTGCGGCCTTGTACTTCTTGGCTACCAACTGTGCTTTACGGGCGGACCATTTTCCAGCGCCTGTCCCTTGTGTAGCTGCGGCCTTTACTTGAGACACAATCTTCTTGCGAAGACCGGGTTTGGTGTAGTTTCCAGCCGCATTTACCGTTCCACCTTCTTTGTACTCGGTAAAATCGGTGTCATCTCGTCGTGCTTTTCGCACGCCTTTAGGCATCTTGGACGGGTTAATATCACCCATGCCACGGCTGGACATCATACAAACTTACCCCGAGTTTTACCGCGCTCAGCACAGCCATCAGCACGGCTGGAAGCGGTCATACCACCCTTTTTATAGGTGTCGCCCATCGCGTTTGTACGTGAAGCTTGGTCAACACGAGCAGCGGATTCAGCAGCGTCAGACTTAATTTTGTCTACCTCCGCACGCGTGAACCCCATACGCCCAGACTCTTTTTTTAGCTTACCAAACGTTGTGTCAGCTTCGGGCATGGCTTTGTTATAAGCCTTCTCAGCCTTCTTTGACGCTTTATCTTCCGCTACATCTTCCGGGGTCATGTATTTAGGCATAATTTACCTTTCAGCAGGCCATGCCGCCCTTGTTCATTTTGATTTGTTTGGCTTTGGTTTTGCCCTTTTGGGCAATGCCGTCAGCCGAACGAGTAAAGCCGCCAGCAGCCATTTTCTTGGCTGCGCCGCCGCGTTTCATGCCCATCATCTCGGCTTTTTCATGCTTGACCATAGAAGCAGGAGCGCCTTTTTTCTTCATAAAGGCCACTTCTTTACCAACCATCGCTTTAGATTCTTTCATGTCACCACCTCGTGAGAATGTTTTGCCTTTATCGGCGTTGCTGAACTCTTTTCCCACGGACTGTGGGACTCCTGCCTTCTTGGCGAACGATGGATTGTGAGCCACCGCCTCCATGAATCTGTGTTGCTTTGCGCTATGAGAGGGCACTTCGCTGCTCCTTCATAAACATGTCGATCTTGGTTTCCAACCGGTCCAACCGGTCTATGATTCGATTGATGTCTGTGTGCAAATCTACTTTGGTTACGTATTCTCTGGCAATTTCTTCGCGGGTGCGATTGAGCAAAATTTGAAGGCGATTGATCTCCTCAGACTTCTCCCGCAAAGACCAGCCTAACACCCCCAAAAAGGCTGTCAGAACCATGTTCCAGAGAGTTATCTCCATGTCAGCACTTCCAAGCCCGCAGGCTTTTGTTAATACGTGAATCCGGGTCTTTGGCCGTCTTGGCGCTGGTCAGCTTCTTCTTCATGCCTTCCATCCTGGCGCAAAAAGAGTCGCGCCTGCTGCCGCCCTCTGGCTGTGGAGGCTTCAGATTCATCCCTTGCTTTTTTGCAGAGGCTCGGCCTTTGGCGTTCAAGCCACCACTGGGATTCTTGCCTTCTTTGCGTTGCCATGCTGGTGACTTAGCCATTTGCCACTTTCAAGTGCAGTTTTGCATGCTCCTTGAGGAGCGGCTGCAAAGCGTCTTGCTCAAAGTTACGGGTGAACTCTTGTGTGCCGATGTGCGGCAGGCTGATCATTGGGTCGAGGTAAATCTTGTACCCGTGCTCTCTGGCCCTGCGGCAGAACAAGTAGTCTTCCCCGATATAGTTGCCATCCACAATTGCAAAATCAAAGACAGCATATTCGTCTTCGCCTTCACCATCACCCTTGTACTTCCACTCAGGATGAGCCGCAATCATGGATTCAATGACATGGCGGCGAATGAGCATAAAGCCCGTTGCCACGCTTTCAACCCGCATCAAACCGTTTTCATCAAACTCCAACTGGTTGTTTTCATCCAGGTAAAAGTCTAGAAAAAACTTGGCATCTGTTGCCCTGCGGGGGTATGTTCCAGCCACAACATCCCGGTCGGTGGACAAGGCCAAAAGGCGGGTTACCGCCTCAACATTGATGACCACATCAGCATCCACAAACAGCAGATCAGTGCAATCTGACTCCATAAAGTTGGCAACCAGCTTGTTCCGGGCTTTTGTGATGATTGAGCATCCAGACAGGTGTACCAAATGAATCTGGACGCCCATTCTGTCCAACTTGGGGACGAGTTGCGCTATGGCAAAACAGGTCTTGATGTTGACCTTGCCATCGTAACAAGGGATTGCAAGCATAAGCTTGCGACCCACCAAGTTGAAACTCTTATCAGCCATAAAACACCACGGCGGTCGTTGATGCACCAACTACTGCGGAAATATTTGTTGCACATTTAATCCCTTCGCCAGGGAAAAGAATGTAAATAGATCCCGCCGCCGCTGGTGCGGTGAATGAGAACATAGCAGTTCCACCTGTTCCATCATTTAATACAACCGTTGCACCAGAGGCATAGCTAATTGATATGCCTTTAATGCGTGCTGGGCCATTAAAAATGGTGGTCGTTGCCCCGGCTGCGGCTGCGCCTGATTTAACGTCAGTTTGCATTCCCATAATCAATCTCCTAAAAATCGGGGGCCGAAGCCCCCTGGATCAATTAAGCGGATGCTGGGAACTGCGAACCGTTAGAGTCAGCAACAACATACACCACAGTGTATTGAACCGTACCAGCGGTGACTGCGGCAACCGTGGGGGTCATGGTAGCAACCACCTTCACATCGGTTGGGCCAACACCAATTCCGTTGGGGGAGGCAGTTGATGTAGCGCCACACCAAGCGGCCAATGCAGCATTGGTTGTAGCCAAACGACCTGCGGAGGTCACATCAGTAGATGTCCAATATTTATTGGCGGTCGTGCCATCGCCCAATTGCATATTGGCGGCAGTAGAGCCGGTAAAGGCCACCAACGTATCAACAAAGATGCTTAGGATTTGTGCGCCAGCAGGCAACACAGCAATCGTGTCAGTGGTAGCTGAAGCAGCTTGACCAGCATAATTCTTTTTGAAGGTTTGAGAAACAACGGTTGCGCCGCAGTTTTCAATCGTGCCGACAGTGGTGCCGGTGGTGTTACGGATAGTGCCAAGCAGCCAGGGGCCAAGATGAGTTGCGAATCCCATGTTTAAATCTCCATGCGTTAAAGTGTATCAATCTTGCATGACAGTCAGCCGGGACTGTTTGATACACCGGTTCTCCCGGATTGCAGCCAATATATCATGCTTTTTAAGGGCGTGCAACAAATAAAAAGGGCCCCCGAAGGGGCCCTAGTGGTAGGCCAGTCACCTCTACCGTTCTGGGATTTATCAAGACGAACCGGGTGATCCGAAGATGCCCAGAGGGTCTGACACGCCGAAGCTATAACGCTCACGAGCTTTATAGCGGACGTTTCCGGTGTCGAAGTCTCCATCCATTTTTGTGTCCAGAGGCATACGCACAAAGTGCTTCAGCCCGTTAGGCACATCAGTAGACAGGAACCAAGCATTGGTGTCGGTCAAGTAGTGGTTGACAGTGTAGCCCTGGGGGATAGAGCCGTTGTTCTTCAACGCGTTGACGTCGTTGTCGGTCGTGCCAACACGCAATTCGGTCTCCAGGAGACGAGTTGCGACGAACATCAGAGCAGGAGGAACAATCAACTTCTTGGGCTTGGCTGCGATCAACAAGCCACGCTCGTCCGTCCACGCAGCGATCTGAATGACTGCGTTTTCCAACGAAGTCTCATTCAAGTCAGCGGCGGTAGCCGGGCGATTGCTGTTGGTGCCACCAGAGATCAACGGGTGGGCAGTAGAGCACAAGCTCACACCGTCACCGTAAGTCACCGTGGTATTGAACGCTTGGTTCAACACATAGGCGGCTTTGACCTGCTTGGTATACGCCATACCACGGGCCAACGACTTGGTGTATCGGCTGGACAACGAGTCATACAAGTTGTCTTCGATTGCTTCTTCCGTGATGGAGAAGCCCATGGCGATGGTTTCGTGGTTGTAGCGAGCAGTCCATGCTTCCTGGGCATTGTCGTACTGGATCGCAGAACCTTCGTTCTTGACCGGTGCGGCAGAGAAGCCAGAAAGTTTGGTCTCTTCCTCGAAGGAACGCTCAGAAGTCTCGGTTTCGTAGATTTCTTTGTGCTCTTCAGGGTAGGTCGCATACTGCAAGCCGAACAAAGCGTTCAGGCCGGGAAGCAGTTCTTTAAGTAGTTGTGCGCGTGAAATTGCCATTTCTTACTCCTTAAACACCAGTGGTGTTGTTGTATTGGTGAGTGTTGATTTTCACCAACAGTTCGGTGTAAGTGTCGGCTGCGGTAGCAGTCTCGGGCACAACATCGATCACACGGATTGGAATGGTGGAGGTAGTGCCAGCACCGGTCAGGGTCACAGCAAAAGCAGAGTCACCAGTGGTGGTGCTGCCAGCGTTGAGAACCAGAGCCAAGTTGGAGCCAACTACGGTACGACCTGCGGAACTCATGGTAGTGCCAGAAGACACAACGGCAACCTTGAACAGGGCCATGGGGTCATCCACAACATACGCATAAGCGAGGTTGGTCGAAGTGCTTGCCAAAGCGGGGATATATTGGCCCTGAACGGTTTGACCGCTAGAGTTCACATATTGACCGCCGACACACACGCCGACAATTGCACCAGAGTTGGTGGTGGAGGAAACGACCAGATACCCGGTGCTATCAATTGCCACGGTGTCGCCAAAGAAAACGGCGGTGGCAAAGGCGGCAGCAACAGGGATCTGTCGGAAAGCACCAGCGTACGGCTTACCATCAATTGAATTGATGGGCTTTAGGCCGTAGGGTGCGGAGACAGTGGGGTAAGCCATTGAAAGACTCCTAAAATTTAAGAACCAGAACCGAAAGCTCGTCCCTTAGTCACTGTTGAGCGGCGCTCATTAAACAGCGGCATGCGGGCATCGCTCTCGCGCATGTAGGTGTTGTCTACCGAATCAATCTGCGAATCAGTAATTTTTTGGAAATACTCATTGCGTTGACCGACAAACTCCACCGGGGTTTTACAGAGGATGAGTCCACCTACTTCGATCGCATCTTTGTACCGGCTATTGGGTTCGGCAAAAAGCTGCGCCTCGGGGTGATCCGAAGCCTTTACAGGCTCCCAGCCCTCGCGGAATTTTGAAGACACATTCTTGGCATCAGCTTGGCCCATCATGCTGGTACGAATCCAGCGAAACGCGTAGCCCGGCTCTTCGTCAACTTCGGGTAGAAGTTCAGCGGGTGCCCATTTGGTCACTGGGCGCACTTCGCGAGCACGAGATTCGAGTTCACGACTAAGTTTGTTCTGTTCTGCCATGTTTATTTCCTCATTTCTTCCGCAACCTTACGAGCATAGAGTTCCAAAGGAATTCCAAGCCGCTTGGCGATATTCACCTGCGACGGGCTAAGCACGATTTTTTTAGATGCAGTGCTGCGCGTTGCGGGTGCAACAACATTTGCTTTCGGGCGCTGAGAAGAGTTAGCTTCAGCGGGCTCGTCAGACGCAAATTTATCCGAGAACCTTTGGCGAATCTCTCCGTTGAGTTTTTTGTAATACTCATCCGAAGTAGGGTCAACACCATCTTCCAAAACCAGCTTTTCATGCAACGCGAGAGCATAGCTGGTCATTAGCCGGTCTTTTCCAAACCATGGATTCCTGGCTTGCCAAGCGTCCACTTTAGGATCAGACGGTGCTTCCCGCGTGAGTTGTTTGGTTTGTACATCAACCTCGCTCGTTTGTAAAGGGGTAGGCTTAAAATTACTTACCCGGTCCGCACGAATCTTGGCAGTAGTCAGATTCTCCTGGGCTTCCACAAGCCGGTCGGAGTCTCCTGACTCATATGCTTCCTTGTAGGCACGCTTGGCTGCTTCAACTTCGCTGGCAACCACTCGTTTTGCCTGCTCAAGTAGTGCTTCCTGGTTAGTATTTAGCGATCCTTTGAGTTTTTTATTCTCATCTACGACCGCTTGCGCCAACCGCAAAGCCTCTTCTTTCTCACGAAAAGCCGCTTCTTTTGCCCGGCGTTCGTCGTGATAGCCACGCCCCAAATGAGCCAAACGCTCTTTAAGTCGTTTGTCGGTGTATTTAGACAGTTCTTCTTCCGTTACTGCCTCGGGGGGAACATCTAGCGGCTTGCGGCCTCTGTCCCCCTCTGGCGTATCGTCAACAATCTCTATCTCAGGCTCAGCTACAACAACCCCAGACTCTTCCAAGTCTTTTGTTGCCTTTGTTTCGGCCTCTTCTTTTTCGTCCGGAAACTCGAACGTAGTTTTTTCAAATTCAGGCATGAGTTACTCCTTATGCACGGGAAATACCACGCGGGTCTTGAACCACAGCTTCGACCGAGTCATCGTTGATGATGCGGAACTCTTTACCGTGAATCTTGATCCGTGTACCAGTGTTGGGTCTAACCAACACAAAGTCCCCTGTCTTGCAGGACGCGCCACTGGGGAACCGCTTTTCATCTTTGTACGCATCAGGCCCCATCTTGACGACATACAGCACAGGAGAGAGGACCTCCTCGTAGTGCAGCGTCTGACTGGCTTTCACTATGCCGCTGTCGTAAGACTCGTCAATTTCAGGTAAAACACACAGAAGATGGAAGGTGGCGGGGTCAGGTACCTGCCGTGCTTTCTCTTCAGCCGTTTCGGGAAGGACAGTTGATGTTGCACCGTCTTGGCTTACGAGGATTTCACTCATTGTCTAATTGCTCCATTCGTTTAGCGAAGTCTTGAAGTGTCAAGTTGGCGTGGTCAAGACCTCGAATCACCCCCACCAACTCTCGGTACTCAGCGTAGTCTTTAGCCGCGCCCGTACAAAGCCTGTCTACCGCCTGCTGGCGGTATTCGTCGTTTTGCTTTTTAAGAAACTCTATTTCTGTCATTCAGTAGCCCTCGGTTGTGGAGTCTGCGCTTGTTGTGCTGCAAGAGCCGCTTGTTGCCGTGCCACCTGCTCGGCGTGAGTTAACTTCTGGCGGTGGACCATGTCTTTGTGACGCAAGTCCTGCTGTTTTTGTGCAGCCATCAGCCCCATGTTCATGCGCTTGGCCTCCATCTCCTGCTGCGCCCGCGCCGCTGCAATAGCCGGGTTCTCACCCTGCTTGCTGGCCATCTCCTGCTGCTTGATCTGCAACTCTTGTGCTTTAAGCTGCAACTCACCTTGCACCTTGGCGGCACGCGTTTGAGCTTCTTGCTGCTTGATCTGCAACTCAGCTTGCTGCATCTGGATGATCGGGTCCTGCGCCATCTGCTGGTTCTTCTGCTGCTGCGCCATGGCCATGTTCTGCTGGAGCAACTGAGTGGACGCCTGCGCCACAAGCTGTGACAACTGAACCTCTACTTCCTCAGGCAACTGTTCGTTGGGTTTGGGCAACGGAACACCCAACTGCTCTTCAATCTTCTTACGGTACGCATACGCCAAGTGCTCAGCAATGTGCGCCTGAATGGCACCCATCATCTGCTGCGCCATCGGGTTCTGCCCCATCTGTTGAGCAATCATCGGGTCCTGCATAAACGTCGAGTGCGCCGCAATGTGCGCATCGTGATCCTGGTATATAAACGCCTTGGTTGGCTCGCCATTCAGGAACGCCATGTTCTCGCTGATCGGGTCACGCGGTGTCTGGTCGTCCTCAATCGGAACCAACTTCTCCGCGTTCTTAACCCCCAGCACCTCAATCATTTGTCTGTGCAGGTTAGGCAGGTTGTATATCTGCGGAGCTTGCTGCGCCAACTGGATCACAGCCTGATACTGCATGATCCGCTGAGCCATCGTGCTGCTGTTGGGGTCACTGACTGGAATGACCTCCACCATGTCATAGTCTTCTTGCTTGGCGGACGCGTCCCCCGTCTCAGGCTCATAGTCATACTGACTCGGAGTGTTGTCCCTGATGATGGCCTTGAGTATCTTGAACTCTTGCTTCATCGAGTTATGCACGCGGGCTTGGACAGCACCCATGATCTTTAACTGCCGCTCAAGCAACGCCAGCGTTGTGCCAACAGGTGCTTGGGCACTCATATCACTGACCTTCATGTCGGCAATAGAACCCAGACGACGACCCTCATCAGTGATCTGATTGAGCAGTGCCATCAATACTTGGCTCGGCTCCTTATAGGGCAGAGTCATGATGTTGTCTTTGATGCTCCCAGAGGGGACATCCACATCTCTGAACTCTCCTGGGGCGATCGGAGTGTCATCTCCCTTAACCCTTAAACCCCTAGATTTAAGACCCCCCGGCAAATTGCTTAAAGTGCCAGCATCCACCAACTGCCGGATAAGACTTGTGCCAGCGCGGGCGTAACCCCCAATAATGTGAATGAGCCCCATGCCATACGCCCCGAATCCGGGGATATAGTCATACTGCACCAGATGCTGACGCTTTTGGTAATTCTCATCACTCTCTTCCCAGTTACGATAGATCGCCAATACCTCTTGCGTACCCTTGTCAATCGTCACAATGTAGGGAACAGCTACTTCATCCTCATCCTCATACCCTTTGAGGTTCCAATCCACCTGAATCTCATACACCTGATACCGGTCGTCATCGGTGACTGAGTAGCCCTGCTCTTCGGCTTTCTTCTTCTCCACATCTGTGTGGTTCATCACCGGCTCACCCAGATCAATATCTCGGTAGAACCCAGCTACTTGCAGCTTCTTGATGTCATTTTTGGTTTTACGCATGACGTGAGTCACACGCTCAGCCATCCGCGCACCACTCGACCCGTAAGGAATAATCACATCCTCTGCGGGCACAAAGATCGAAGTCTGCCGCCCCAAGCCCGGATCAAAATACACTTTTTTGAACGCCGAGCCCGCAAGTCCCAAGTTAAACAACATGCGTTCGTGCTCTGGCCGGTACTCGGGCATCTCCTCGGTCAGCTTGAAGTTCATGTCATCCTGAACCCGCTGCGCCGCTTGCTCTTTCAGTTTATCTATAGCACCGATGATTTCTGTTTTGACAGGACCCTGTGCCGGAAACGTCTCAGTGATAGTCTCACTCTGAAACCTAATCGCAGCTTCCGTAAGAACCGTTGAATATACTCCGCAAGCCCCGTTCCAAGGTTCTGTTCTTTCTTCATACTTAGTCCCTAGTACTTCAAGACCTTTTACATACGTCTCAGTCCAATCCTTGCGACTAGCAATATCTGCATCTACCAACTCAAGCAAATCACTGGCCAAATTCGCCAGTTCACTAGCATCCATTTCTTCCGCAAGATTCGCACCAAACTCGCCTTTTTCCCTCTCATCTTCCGGCTCAATAACTATCTCCATACTGCCATCACTTAACGTGACTGAGTCAGGATTTTCAATCTCAATCTCCAGATCGGGCTCCATGCTCTCCACCCCTAAACCTATAGGGGCTGCATATATACCCTTGTCCATCATGTTCGTTGCCATTTTGTACCCTTAGTAAAACACCGCGTTACGGCGGCGGAAGTATTTCTGTTCTTCCGGTTCATCAGTAGGCAATCTTAGGAATCCCCCCTGGCGGAAGCGCATCAGCGCAAGAGTGGTAGCATCAACTAAGTCGTCATGCTCGCCCGACGGAAACGCTGCTATTTCATCGACCAATTCCTCAGCCCAAGCAGTCCGTGGCACCCACACCTTACCTGACGCAATTATGTCCGAGACAGAGTTCAAACGAGCAATTTTGTCCTGGCCCCTACTAGGCGTGTACTCCTGCACCGGAATCCCCATCGCCCGTAGTTCATAAATCAGCGGTGCCCCTGTCGCCTTCTTCTCGACAATCACACTATCAGGCTCCCACTCTTCGTACTCGTTGAACACATCCTTTTTAAGCTGCACCCACTCAACCCGTTTCTTGTACGTATTGAGCAATATGATGTTAGGCAGACTGTGGTCCTCGTCGTTATAGAAAACCCCCCACGTCGTGCCCGCTGAATAGTCGGCACGTTGGGTCTTTTCAAACGCAGTATCCCACGACTGGAGTATGTACTCACATTGTGGCGGACGCTCTTGATCCCACCATTTCCACCAGTCTCGTTTCACAATCGCAGACTCGTTACCAATCGGGTTCTGCTGATACTGCGCCTGCCACTTACTATTGGGCAGTTCCGTTCTAAGAGCTTCAAGTTCCCCCAGCGACCAGAACTCTGGCCATAGTGGGTTGCCCGAGGGCATGATGGCAGGAAACTCAATCACTTCCCACTGCTCACCACCCCTGTTATGGGCCGCTTTCAGCACCTGACCGGTCAAATCCCGCTGCGCCCACCGCGTCATAACGATCACAATTGCCCCGCCCGGCTGCAAACGCTGCCTTGGGCCGGAGGTATACCACTCGTACACCTTATCGAACACTTCTGGGTTACTTGCGGCCAGTGCAGCTTCCTGTTCTGAGTGCGGATCATCAATAATCAGCACATTTGCACCCTTTCCGGTTACAGTTCCGCCGACTCCAATGGCAAAATAATCGCCCCCTTTGCTGGTATTCCACCGTCCAGCGGCTTTGGAGTCTTGTTGAAGCGTCAATTCCGGAAAAATCTCGCGGTAGACCTCCGTATCGACCAAATTTCGCACTTTTCGGCCAAAACCAACGGCCAATTCGCCCGTATTTGAGCTTTGTATAATCTTTTTGTTAGGGTATTTACCTAGAAACCATGCTGGCAAGAGGTAACTTGCGAACTCTGACTTGGTATGGCGAGGCGGCATGTTGATGATGAGCCGCTTGCACTCGCCCCGCGCGACCCGCTCGAACGCTTGGGCCATAATCTTGTGGTGACGCCCGCTGATGAACTCTGGCCACACTCTCTCGACAAACCCCATGAACGTATTTCGGGCACGTTCCTTCTCCAGCATCTTCTCGCGGCGCTCCAAGTCTTGGAGAATCACCATCTTTTTAGAGTCGGGCAGTTTATCTAGCTGCGCCAGCAGCATTTTGAACTCGGGGTCAAGAATGTCGGATTGTTGTTCACGCACCGGCACTCTCCTGAGGTGGTTCATCGGGCGGGGTGATTCCCCTGGCCACCTCTATATCTTCAATCAGAGTCGTCTCGCGCTCAAGCCCCAGCACTTTGTCGACGTCGATCTCAAGAGTGGGCACATCCACGGCATGCAGCCGCATCATTTTCCTAATCTTGTCTTTGATCGCTTCGTCCAGATCAGACACGTTGTTGTACGTGACTGTGATCTCAGTCTTTTCGGAGAACAGCCCAACGTCTGAAATCTTACCCAACATCTCAGCGGCTTTGATCTCAATACGCGGGTCTCCGCAACCGGCCAAATCTAGCAGCTTGTTAGTCACTACTAATCTAAGCTCCGCTGCGTCTGCAACGAACTGACTGTTGTATTCTTGCAGCATCGTGCCGATTCGCTCGGCGACGGACACTCGCTCAAGAAGAGAGGAATTCTTAGGAGGCTTAGCTTCTTTGAGGGGTCTGGTTCTTGGACGACCGACGCCTCTTTTGGGCACAGCCTCTACGCCCGTTGATCCCTCTACTTCCATCGCGTCTCTATATTCCCGCTCTGCCCGCTTTGCAAAGTCTTGAAATACAGCATCCGCGTCCGCTTGGTCCGTGGGGGATTCTTCGTATTGGGCACCAAGCCCTTTCAACACAGCGGCGGTGTTGGCAGCGATCTGCATGTTTTCGCGCAGAGTCGGAGCTTCCTCGGGTTCAGTACTCTCAGGGTACGGAACCGTCTTGTCGGGATCGATGTAAAGAGTCATGGAGGAAAAAGGCACTCCAAAAAGATGGGCGGAGTGTAGCAGCATGGAACCAGAAAAACAAGGGGGGGGTCTTCTGCAAAAAATATATGGGGGTGGGGGGTCGGAAAAATAAAAAGTGACGGGGGGTGTTTTTAATTTTTAAACACCCACTGAGCAAAACACTGTGTACGTTCGCGTGACGCACCGTGTTCTCCAATTTGGGGGGTGCCACCACGGTGGGTCCGGCGCGGGCGTCGTTTTTTGGAGTAGCGTATCCGGAGCGCGGTCGTTTTGTTTTGAAGTAGCGTAGTCGGAGAAGATCGCGCCAGATTTTTCCATCCTGTGCTTTGGAATACGCTGTGGAGATTCAACCCTTTTCTGGTGGTTCCTTTATAGTTTAACCATGGACAGCGAGATTGGCTGGACATCGGGAATTGTCGACAGCGTGTCGATTATTCCTGTGCCGATATTGGCAAGCCTCTTAACTTGGAGATTAAATCATGGCTCAGCAAAACTCTGTTGCGATCGCATCGGCCATCGCAGTGCAAACCATTGGCGGCGTCCCTGCTGTCGAATTGCAACAAACCATCTTCGCCATTGGTGAAGAAACCTTGGCGGCTGAAACCGCGATGGCTCGCGGCAAAGAAGCGCTCGATGTGCTCGATTCCAATTTGCATGACATTGTGAAGGGTTTGCCCTACACTGAATTTATGCTGGTGCGCGACTTCCACAAAGCGGGCGCGATTGACAAGGGCAAATCGGATGACGCGGCGCAGAAAATCTGGGAGCGTCAAATCAATCGGATCGGCTCGACATTTGACTTCGTCAAGCCCAAGTCAGAGTCGAAAGACGCTGAGCGCAAAGCGGCGGCAAAGGCGGCTGAGATCGCCAAGCTGGCTGAGTTCGGCGATGGCGAGTTGGATGACCTCAAAGCTGGCTTACTGGCAAAGGGTGACGCCAAGTCGTTGCGCGAAGCGTTGAAACTCAACAAAGAAATCGAGCGGCGCAATGCTACGGAATTGGAAGCGGCGAAAGCTCAGCGCAAAGCGATCAGCGACAAACTGATTGCCCGCGTCAAAGAGTTGACCAAAGCGGGCACGGAAGATGCTGATGCGCTGTTGATCTCGGCTCTGCAAATGCTGAGCTAAATCTTGGGGGGCTTCGGCCCCCTTTTTTCTTCGCCCGCGTTGCCCGCTGATCTTCGATCGGCTGGCGGCGCGGGCTTTGAAGCCAGTTCCTGTCCGAGCAACGGGGTAGCCTATGCTTGCTTATAGGTATCTATCAACTTTGCTGCCCAAAGAACAAGCTGGGCGGGCGGTGTGAACGGGGTAGCCACGCTCTTCTTTGTATACCAGTTCTCTTGGAAACGGGGTAGCCTGGAATAGTCGACAAAGTGTCGGTTTCTCCGGGGCGTCAAGACCGCCTCGACCGCTCGGCAAGTGCCCGGCGGGTCTAGTTTTCAAAACGGGCGATGCTAACCTGACACAAAAGCCAGAAACGGGCGACGCTTTCCCACGCAAATCCCGCATAGTTTGTTGCCATAAAACCACGGCGATACTCTATAAAACCACGGGCGATGCACCCGCCATTTCCCCCACTCCACCTCGCAACGCCTTCAATAAGCCTGCAGGAAGCCTCTTCTGGAGGGACACATATTGCACAGGTCTCTTACATTAAAAATCCAGCCCGATTTTCGCAAGTCCTTGTTTTTGTTCTCTTTATTTATTTATAATAATAATATAATAATAGATGTTATGTGTTGTCGCTATTTTCTGTACCAGTGAGAGGTTCCGTGATTTCCCCCCCGCCAAGCCCGACCACCTCGCCACCCCAACTTTTGACCCCCCTCCTCTAGGTACAAAAAAGAGCGACAACACATAACATCTATTACATTATCCTCAAAAACGGGGTAAACACTAGGGTTTTGGGGCTTGATTAAATAAGAGATGTGTGCATATAATGTCCCTCCACAGCACTTTTTAAAGGACCCCTATGTCACGCACGCCCAAGTACAAGAACGCAGACGACCTCTTCGCCAACTGCAGGCAGGTCAACGACTGCCTCATCTGGCCCCAAACCTCCAGCACCCTCTCCACCCCGACCTTCTCACCCATGTCCACGCTGGCGATGAAGTTCAACACCACCAGCATCGTCAGGGTCACCTTCACCCTATGTCGACACATCCCGTCTCGCGGTCGCTTGGTCCGGTGTTGCGATCAACCCTACTGCATCAACCCTTACCACTATGTTGAAGCCACGGCGATTCGCAAGAAGCGCCTCAAGAACGGACAGCCCAATGCTTTGCTTCCTGATCAGGAAGGTGTCCGCGATCTGATCGCACCATCGGAAGAGGAACTGCGGGCGATGCGGCCAAAGGACCCCGACTTACTTATCATGCTTGCGAACTCTGCCCTCACAGCGGGCTACGATGGCCGGGGCATCCTCAACGGGCGCGGCGTGTTCACCGCCCTCAAAGCACCCAAGTACGCCGACCCCAACAAACCGTTGCTTGTCATACGCCGCCGCGAAGAGCCGCCAAAGAAAGCCTCGACATTCGTTGACCCAATCACGCCCGAGATGGAGACAGAAAAAGAAGGCTTCCTTGGCCCGTACTTCGACATGCTCATGGCCAAGAAGAAAGAAAAGGAGCGAATTGCGGCCCAGGGTTATCCCGACCCCATAGATGGCCGAAATGACCGTTGAGCGGAATCAGGTGCCAAAACGCGGAGAGGGACTTGACAAAGTCTAATTAGTGTGTTAGAATGTACTTTGTACATTTGGGATAGCGCACGGATGTACAGGGGTTTTTCTGCCCTCGGAGTTTTCGACATGGTGTCGATTTCTCCAGTCCCTCAACCTTTATTGGAGTTTGTATGAATCTCTCAGACCGCGTAACACGCGTTGTGTTTCTGCTGGCACTTGTGGTGCTGGCCCTTGATCTCATGGTGTGGCGGGCATGACTCCCCATACTAGAGAATCAGTTGACGCTGTGGCAGCACGCGTCGACTACGACTGGCGCATGTGTCCCCGTTGCGGGGACGATGTGCATGTAGAGCGTTGGAACCTCGGTTTCAAACTCTGCTTATTCTGTGGCCAAGAGGCCGCAGAGGCTGATCGCGCATCCTGGTGCGTAGTGCAAACATACGGCAAGGGGCCGTATATGCTGGTGACCCAAGCGTCTGCACCCCAGACGCTGAAAGACACCAATCAGAAAAACACCCGTTCGGAGTAATCGACACGGTGTCGATTTCTCCTGTATCTCACTATATAAACCTTCACTTTCAAGGAAACGAAAATGTCAGACATTAACTTCAACCGCCGCGTGGACCATGACGAGGCCGTGGCCATTCTCCTCAATTCGGGTGGCAACTCCGTGCACCTGCGGGGCGAGCCGGGCGTGGGCAAGACGGCCATTCAGGATGTGCTGGTCGCCAAGACCGGATACCACAAGGTCTACATTGACGGGCCTAACACCGATGTGGGTCAAGCGGGCATGCCCATCCCCAACCACGACAAGCGCATCTTGGACTTCTACCCAGCGGGCAGTTTCAAACTGCACCTGAACGAGCCGTGCGTGATCATGATTGACGAGTGGACCAAGACCGACGACTATGTCCGCAATACCCTGCACCCGTTGTTGCACGAGCGTCGCCTTGGCGACTACAACCTGCACCCCGACACCATCGTGTTCACCACGGGCAACATGGACGGCGATGGCGTGGGTGACTCGGTCAAGAAGCACACCGTCAACCGCCAGACATGGCTCACATACATGAAACCGACTGCGGCCAAGTGGTTGGTGTGGGCGGGCAACGCGGACATTGCGCCAGAGGTTATGGCCTGGGTCAAGGAGTACGAGCACTGCATGCACAGCTACATGGACGGCGGGCAGAAAGACAACCCGTATATCTTCAACCCAACCAATGCGGCGCAGACCAGCTTCGTGTCGCCGCGCTCGCTGGAGAAGGCGTCACGCTGGGTGAAGGTGCGCAATCAGTTGACAGAGAACAGCTTGATTGCCTGTCTTGACGGCACACTGGGTATCGCAGGCAGTCGTGACTTGCAGGCGTACATCAGCTTGTCCGATCAACTCCCGACCCGTGAGGCGATTGAGAACTCGCCCGAATCGGTGGTCATGCCCACCAGCCCCGCCGCCTTGTGCATCTTGGCGTTCAAGGGCGTGGCCGTTGTGACCCGTGACACCTACGCGGCGTGGATGAGGTTCGTTCGGCGCATGCCCAAAGAGACCCAAGCTGTATTCATTAACAGCTTACTGGAGGTGCGTGAGAAGAAGCAGTGGGCCATGTCTCACCCCTCGTTCGTCACCTGGGCCCGCGAGAACCAGTACATGTTTGCTGGCCTCAAGGGATAAATCGACAACTTGTCTAAAACTCCGGAGAAACAAATGACTAAAGTAAAGAAAGCATCCTTCAACGAAGTGTATGCAAGCTGGAAGATTCTGCGTAGCGGGTTTGACCGCATGGAGAAGGATATTCTCATCCTCATGCGTCACGCCGATGCGACACCCGAGCAACTGATGGAGGCTCATGCTCTGTATCAGGATTCGTACAAACGCATATGCGCCATGCAGGACAAGCTGATTGAGAGATCAGCGGGCTCGTTCATGCTGGACAGGTACTTCAACACGCCTGTGTCACTGGCTGAACCGAGGGAGACTGTATGACTGACACCGAAACACTACTGGTGCTGGGGAACTGCGTGATGGTGGGGCTCTATGCCTACGAGCGGGCGAGGCTGTCCTTCTTCAAGCGAGCCCTTATCGCGTTAATGGAAGCGGTTCAAGAAGCTGCCGACAAAAAAGGTTCGTTCACCCGAACGACCGATGGAAGTATTCAATTCAAGGAGATCAAAAATGCTGGTAATAAGTAAGCCGACGGCCAAGCCCAAGCTGGCCGCAGAGAAGCGCATTGAGGTGGTGCATGTGTCCCTCATGCAGGACAAGCGGTTCGCCCTGTTCGCTGGCCTGTTCATGGTGGGCAAGACGAGCGTGGATGACACGACCCCCACTGCCAGGACCAACGGGCGTGACGCTACCTACGGGCGGGCGTTCGTGGACTCGCTGACTGACAAGGAGTTAGCCTTTCTTGTCATGCACGAGAACATGCACAAGTGTTACCGCCATCTCACTACATGGCGTAACCTGTACGACGACAACCATTCGTTGGCCAACGTCGCATGTGATCATGTCATCAACCTCCAGCTTGAGGCGATGGACCCCAACGAGACAATGCTCGTGCATCCCCGTGACAAGGTGACGGGCAAGCGGATGGGTGCGCACGACCCACGCTTCACGGACATGGATGCGCGGCAGGTCTACGACATTCTCAAGGAAGAGTGCAAGGGCGGGCGTAAAGGGCGCGGCGGTGGCGGCGAGCCTTCCGATGGGCAGGGCGAGCCAGGGGATGGGAATGATCGACAAGGTGTCGATGGTTCCGGGCTTGACGAGCACGATTGGGAAGGTGCACAGGACGGGCTTAGCGAGGGCGAGAAGAAACAGCTTGAGCGTGACATCGACCAAGCCCTGCGCCAAGGCGGCATCTACGCGGGCAAGATGGGTGGACAAATGTCCCGTGAGATCGGTGAGTTGCTCACACCCAGGGTTGACTGGCGTGAGGTGGTGCGGGTGTTTGTCAAGACACACTTGCGCGATCGTCAGGCTCCGTCATGGCGCAAGGCGCACCGCAACTATCTGTGGCAGGACATCATCCTACCCAGCGTGATAGGTAAGCGGGTCAAGCATCTTGTGCTGGCGATGGATACTTCTGGCTCTGTGGTAGGCGATCTGCTCACCATGTTCCTGAGCGAGTTCAATAAGGTCGTAACGGATACGAATCCCGAGCGGGTTGATGTACTGTACTGGGACACCGATGTCGCAGGGCATGAGACCTACAAGGGTGCAGACAAGAAGTCCATCGTGCATCAGACCAACCCCAAGGGTGGGGGTGGCACGGACCCTGACTGCGTACCTGTGTTCATGCAAGAGCATGAGCTAACGCCTGATGTGCTTGTGATTCTCTCTGATGGGTACATGAGCAGTAATCCGGCGAAGTGGGCGGGCGTGACATGCCCTGTCCTGTGGTGCATTATTGGTAGCAAAAGCTTTACCCCTCCAGTGGGTCAGCTTGTCAACATTAAGGATTGATCATGGACGATGACAAAGTAATACTGAAGATCAGTGGCAACTTGTTTTATCTGGACATGACCGAGGCTCTCGCGGTTGCGAAGGTCTTGTGTAGCGTGTCGCGCATCAAGGAGATGCGGATAGCCGAGGATTGGGGGAGTGTGATGAGCGGCCCTGAACTTGATTCGGTGAGTATCCAGCCCATGACCGCGCACTATTGGTTGCAGTTGGAGACCAACCGCAAGATCAAGGAAGAAAGAGAGGCGAAAAAATGACACCGGGTAACTACAACATCAACCTCAACAGGGAGACCTTTGAGTTGTTGCAGAAGGTGCGCGATGACCTTGGCGTGAAGCTGGGGTTTGAGCCTACCTACGGGCAGGTGGTACGCCATCTGATTAGTATGTACAACACAGCAGTGGGGTAAATCGTCATGCCTTTAGTTGTTTTAGGTAAAGGGATAGTTGACTATCAACGACCCAACGAACAGGAACTTCCCAAGATTGGGAGTCTTGTCTGCATGAATGAAATCGTGCAGTCTCAGCATCGGCGTGCGCAGATAGCTCAGCTATCTATCAGCATGTCTCTTATTCAAGAAGTGTATCTTCACAAGGAGAATCAAAATGGCTTACGGGTATAGCAGTTACAACACAGCGGGCGTGCCGCACCTCAAGAGTTTCTCGCAAGCGAAGCACAGGTACGAGCAGACCAAGCCCATCAAAGGGCATCCACAAAGCGTTAGGCCATTCGGGGTACGCCGTTACCACAAGATGGCGAGCATCTCGATGCCCGACGCAGACACGGTCAACCTGGAGTACTACGGGAAAACTCTCGTGCAGTGGCGGTCGGACAACACCTACACGGTCTATCGTCCGGTGCATGCCAGCGCGTATGTACCAGACAACACCAGCCAGTATGTGCCCGAGGGGGCATTCGGTTGGAAGCATGGCGAAATATATGTGACGCTGAAGGGTGGCAAAGAGTACTTCTTCCCAGATGGAGGCAAGCTGGAGTTTCAAGTGACGGGCAACCACCACCTGTTGCTCAACAAGCCTGTGGCCTACGCTACCCGCACGAACAGGAATGTGGCGATGAAGATCATGGCTAAGTACCAGCCCTTCATGGATTGGTTGCAGGTCGTGGCGGGCGTGAAGCGTCATGTCGACATGGATGAAGCGCAGGAAGCGTGCGATCGACTTCGGCGGCTTGCCGATGTTCCCTCTGAGGAATCCTTTGACAAAGCAATACGAAACACTGAACCACGCTCTACCTCTGAAGCATGGACGCTGTATGGCGAGCGGCGTAACGCTTGCTACCTCCCGTTCCGGGGGGCCAATTCGCGCTATTCCTACACCCACTTCCACCGCCCAAGCTGTGAGTTGATTGACTCGTGGCTTACGGACGAGAACGCGGAGAATTGGGTGCAAGCTATGTATGTCATCGCACGGCATCAGGGTCAGCACTTGCACTTTAGGGATGTAGGTGGCGCGTACAGGCACACGAAAACTATTCTGCCCGTTAACAAGGCAGTGGAGTTTCTCAGGGCGTTGACTTCATTCCTGCACAGGGACGAGGTGTTCACCCGTGAGCGTCTACCTGACGGGCAGTTACCCACCAGGACCAACCTCAACTTCTTTCACGAGATTCACATTCGCAACCTCGGAACAATCGACAAAGTGTCGAAGATTCCTAACTAACTGGAGAACACCATGACACAGAATACGATCATTCACACCGCCCCGGCGGTATCCCTTGCATCCATGGCCATGCTGGTCGAACTGCGTATCAGCACATGGACAGCGCGTAAGCGTGACAACGAGACCACGATGGAGGTCAACACTTCCAAGGAAGCTGACCAAGACTCTGGCTCTGTCTACAAGTATCTGATGGCGGGCAGTGACCACCTCAAGAAGATTGAGAAGTACGCGGCCAAGTGCCGTGCGTGGAACGGGACGCAGACCCTGCCTTGGATGAAGGGTATCGGGCTGTTACCGATGGAGAATTTCTTTCACTATCGGGGTCAGCTCGGTACGATGGAATCCAATTTCTACGCATTGGTTGACGCTTTTATCGCGGAGTACCCCAAACTCAAGAACGATCAGGCGTTCAGGCTGGGCAAGTACTACCGCGCTGAAGAGTTTCCCGATGTGGAGACCTTGCCGCGCAGGTTCAAGTTTGAGTACAACTTTCTCCCTGTTCCAGAGAAGGGGGATTTCCGCATCCGCTGCGAAGAAAAAGTCCGCGCTGATCTGGCTGAGCAGTACGAGAAGATGTACAACGCCAAGCTGGCTGACGCTATGCGTGACCCATGGGAGAGACTGCATGCACTGTTGACCAAGATGAGCACCACTCTGACCGACAGGGATGATGGCGAGCGGAAGATATTCCGCGACTCAATCGTGACCAATGCGGCAGGTATGTGTGACCTGCTGACGCGGCTCAATGTGACGAAGGACCCAGAGCTTGAGAAGGCTCGCCGTATGCTGGAGCAAGCGATAGCGGGCTTTGACCCGAAGGACCTGCGTGGCAGTGACGGCGCTCGTGTCGAGTTGAAGTCCAGCGTTGATGACATCCTCAGCAAATTTAACTGGTAAGGAAAAAATGATGCAACTAGCAAACGTAATTATCAAAGACGGGTATGTCATGGACCCCATGCTGGCAGAGTTGGTAACTCCGCTGGCCTTGGCCATGCCATCCTATACATTCACCACGCGGACCATGGACGACACACAGTTTGTGCACTACTCGTACGCCGTCACCTTAAAGGCTCGTTCGGTGCAAGCACCAGAGGGCAAGAGGTTTATGCGTAAACTGTTTGTGTTCTGTGAAGACGAGAACATGGGGGAGTTGTTGGTGGACTCTAGGTACAGCCGTAGTAGATCGGGCTCTGATTGGGTGTGGGAGATCAGGTGCTGGCGCATAGAAAACGAGCGAGGCTCGCGTAACACCACCAAGACTACCAAACTTGATGTAGCCAAGCGTGTGGTCAAGAAATACTTCTTGCCCAAAGGTTTGGACGAGGTGCTGGCAAATTCTGAAACTGTCCTGTACGACTTCGATCGGGCTTTAGGTCGTCTGGCGCATGACATATCACGCAGTAATCTGCTTAAGAATCTTTCGGACTTGCAGGAGTATGTCTATCATCAGTTGATGGGGCAGGAGATACCTATCCAGCTTAAACAGCGGGTGGAAACTAAGATGACTTCGGACAAGTACCATAAGGCAATGGGTGAATTTAATCTGGCCGCGTCTATGGATGTCAGGAAAGACAGGCTACTTGTCATACGGCACAAGGGCGGGTACTTGTACAAGGAACCTGTGGTTCGGGGGTCGGCCCTGACCGAAATGGTTACTATGTTCCAGTCGTTTGAAGAACTACCTAGTCTGTGGCAAGACAGGCTGGCGGTGCTACAACTGATGGAAGATGAAGAGGTCGTGCGTGATGTAGGCTACAGGCACAACGACACGCACTTCGTGATACTAACTAACCCATAACCTGCTACTCTTTGACCCGCTTCGGCGGGTCTTTTTTTGCCCGGAATTATCGACAACGTGTCGAAGATTCCCAAACCCTATTAGTGTTTCTCCCTATAAAATATTTCTGTTGGGCACTTGACATAGTCCAACAAGCCCCGTATATTCTGGGCATGGCATTAACTCCAGAACGAAAAGTAAAAGACCTAGTGGTGGCCCAGCTTAAAGCTCGTGGCGCGTACTACTTCTTCCCCGCAAGCAACGGCTTCGGGCGCATGGGCATACCCGACATCATCGTGTGTCACCATGGTAGCTTCATCGCCATAGAATGTAAAGCGGGTAAGGGAAAAACCACACGGCTCCAAGACCGTGAATTGGATAACATAAATAAAGCGGGCGGGGTGGCCATAGTCATCAACGAGACCAACATCGCATTGGTCACCCGTATTCTCACTTCAAAGGAAACAAACCATGCTGGAAAAGCTACTGCGCCTCCCACTCCCTGACCAAATCAAGGCCGTCATTGAGAAGATTGAGTCTCTTGATGAGACCAGTTCCCCTAACAGAATCTCCAACTGGGCTCTTAATTCGGAATCTACGCTGACCAGATACGAACGCTGGGCGATCAAACGCGCTCTGCGTAAACGGGCGAGGGTTGCGACTCTGTGTGAGGCCATGACGCTCGTGATAACTCCTGAGCCTACCGTTGGTGAATACCTCACGGGCGTTGTGGAGGGAGAATACAGAGTACAACCGCGATCTAGATTTGACACCACCAAAAGCACAATAGTTAGCGCCCCCGGTGAAAATTACGATACTCTCTCACGCAAGTTTATTTCGGTTTTCCCCAAATGTTTGGGACGCGCAAGTGATCACACTGGACTTTGAAACCTTTTACAGCCGTGAGTTTTCCCTGACGAAACTCACGGTCGAGGAGTATGTGCGTGACCCGCAGTTCCAGGTGATTGGCGTGGCGGTCAAGGTGAATGACGAACCTACGCAGTGGTTTTCCGGGGACCTGGGGGAAACGGCTGAGTGGTTGGCGCAGTTTGAATGGCGCAACCACTTCGTGTTAGCCCATAACGCAATGTTTGATGCGGCCATCCTGACCTGGGTCTTTGGCCAAAAACCCAAGGCGTGGCTGGATACGTTGTCTATGGCTCGTGCCATGTTTGGCACACAGGTGGGTGGTAGCTTGCGGGCGTTGGCTGAGCACTTCGGGTTGGGTGCCAAGGGCACTGAGGTGGAAGATGCTAAAGGGTTTCGACGCGAGGACTTTACCCCCGAACACTTGGCGTCCTATGGTGAGTACTGCAAAAACGACGTCGAGTTGACCTACAAGCTTTTTAAGGAAATGGACTACAGCTTCCCGGTCGTTGAGAAGCGCCTGATCGACATAACCATCCGCATGTTCAGCGACCCCTTGCTGGAGGTCAACACCGAGAAGTTGGAGGCGCACCTAACAGGCGTGCGTGAGCGAAAGGCCAAACTGTTTGAAGAAGCCAACATTACCAAAGAAATCCTCAACAGCAGTGCAAAATTTGCAGAGTTATTGGGTAAGTATGTCCCACCCCCGGTAAAAGTCAGCCCCTCCAACCCAGAAAAAGTGGTTTTTGCGTTCGCCAAAAGCGACCCAGAGTTTGTGGCGATGCTGGACCACCCCAATGAGATCGTGCAAGCCCTTGTTGCGGCACGGCTGGGGGCCAAGTCTACGCTGGAGGAGACCCGGACCGAGCGGTTTATCGCCATTTCCCGCAGGGGGCACATCGGTGGGGCATTACGGCGTTTGCCTATTCCGTTGAAATACTACGCCGCGCACACTGGGCGGTGGGGCGGGTCTGACAAGGTCAACCTCCAGAATTTACCTAGCCGTGGGTCTGAGGGTGGCAAGTTGAAGCGGTGCATTGAAGCCCCTCGCGGGCATGTCATCGTCGACTGCGACTCGTCTCAGATTGAGGCCCGTGTCTTGGCGTGGCTGGCCGGGGAACGTCAGGTTCTTGAGTTGTTTGCCCGCAAAGAGGATGTGTACTCGTACATGGCCAGGGCCATCTACGGAATTCTTGACGAAGACCCAGTAACTCCCGATCAGCGATTTATAGGTAAAACCACGGTTCTTGGCGCAGGGTACGGGATGGGAGCGGTCAAGTTCCAGATGCAGTTGAAGAACATGGGCAAAGACCTGGACTTGGACACCTGCAAATACATCATCCGCAGATACCGCGCATCCAATGTCCGTATCTCTACGTGGTGGAACCACTTGAACGTGGTGCTGGAAAAAATGATTCACAACAAGGTTGCGGAAGTTGATAAACCCGGATTGATGGAGTTGACCCCGTTCACGGGCATCGCCCTACCCAATGGCCTACACCTCAACTACCCAGAGTTGCGCCGCACTACGAATGGCGAGTTCACTTACATGACCCGGCAGGGTGTCAACAGGATATACGGCGGCAAGGTGGCTGAAAACCTGTGTCAAGCCATTGCCCGTTGCATCATCGGTGAGCAGATGATTCAGATTGAGAAGAAATACCGCGTAGTTCTGACCGTCCACGACGCCATAGCCTGTGTTGTACCGGAGGACGAAGCGCAAGAGGCGAGAGCCCACATAGAGCAGTGCATGCGGACACCCCCGGCCTGGGCCGTGGGGTTGCCCCTAAATTGTGAGTCAGGCATGGCTCGTAACTACGGAGATTGTTAATGGCGAATATCACATGGTCTTACAGCAGTTTGTCGCTGTATCAACAGTGCCCTAAGAAGTACTACCACCTCAGAGTGGCAAAGGACATCAAAGAGCCGCTCAGCGAGGCGATCACTTTTGGGAACACGATTCACAAGGTGGCTGAAGAATACGTGAGTAAAGGGATTCCTGTTCCAGAGAAATATAAAGAAATTGAACCAGCCTTAGAGAGTATCCGCAACATGCAGGGTGAGAAGCTGTGCGAGAACAAGCTGGGCTTGACCGCAGACCTCAAGCCGTGCGGGTTCTTCGACAAGGGCGTGTGGTGGCGCGGCATAGCCGACATCATCATCTTGCAGGGCGACAAGGCGCTGACCATCGACTACAAGACGGGCAAGTCGAGCAAGTACGCCGATCTCAAACAGTTGGAGGTGCTGTCACTGGCTATCTTTAAGCATTTTCCACAGGTTAAAAAAGTCAAAGCGGGCTTGATGTTCCTGTTCGCTGATGACTTTGTAAAGGCTGATTACCACTCGGACGCACAAGATGAGTTGTGGGGTCCGTGGGTTTCAGATGTTGGGCAGTTGCAGTCGTCCGTCGAAAACAAAGTATGGAACGCAAAGCCCAATTTCACCTGCCGGGGGTGGTGCCCGGTTGTTTCATGTGTTCACAACGAAGGAGTTAAAAATGGCAACAGCTAAAAAAGCAAAGAAGGTATCTCGTGCATCCCTGATGCGTCAATATTACAACGGCAACCCAAATGCCACACCTGTGGAGGTAGCGAAGAAATTCAAAACTTCGTATCAGGTTGCGTATATGGTTAAGCGGTCGATGCAACCGAAGAAACTTGTGCTGACCGCAACAGAAGCGGCTGTCGCAAACAAACTGGGTATAACCAGCAAGGTCTACGCTGAGCATAAAGCACGCGCAGGGAAATTTAAACCGGTAGCAGTGTTATCAAGCAATAAGTCCATCACGGACACGATTCGGTCGTTGGGTGGCCCAACAGACGAGGAGATGATGAATGCACCGCCAAAGGCTGACCCGGTAAATCATCCCACCCATTACAAGATAGGTGGTATTGAGACCATCGACTTTATTGAGGCAAAAGGTTTGGGCTATCACCTCGGTAACGTAGTGAAGTACATAACCAGAGCGGGGCACAAAGGCACGACCAATGGTCTTGAAGACTTAAAGAAGGCGCAGTGGTATCTCAACCGGGCCATTGAAAAGAACGAAAACTCAACAAAGTAATCATGAAAAAACTTAACCACCCATATCACACCCTTTTGACCAGGGCACAGCAAGACATCTTAAGAGAGGCGGCGTCATCTGAACGATTGGATTTTATTGAACGTGCGATAGAAACCGTAAGAGGTTTAACGCCCGATAAATTCTTTATGGATGATGACGTAGAGGCGTTGCGCAACAGAGTGTTCTACGATGAACCAACCCCTGGCGGCAAGCCCTTGCAAATAGCGGGGTTCCTTCGCCCTGCACCCAAGCGTTTGTAACTATGAAAGCAATCCTTGAATTCACGTACCCCGAAGATCAGGACAGACTGCGGCACGCGCTCAATGGGGGTAAAGCTATCGGTGCATTGATAGACATTCAGATGGCGGTGCGCAGTCACTTCAAGCATGACGCTAACCCGGCGGATGTTTTGGAGATGGTCAAAGAACTCACTAACACAGCACTCGCAGAGTGCGGGGAGGAGTGATGGAAACAGTTGTGACTGTTTTTCTGCTGGGTGCGCTGTGTGTGGCAGTCGCAGGGCTGGTGCTGTACGCGCTCTCAGAGATTTGGTTCTGGATGGATGAGAACGACCGGAGGAATAGATGAAACCATACGGATATGCCCGCAAGGATGGTGAGGGGTTGTTCATCTATGGTGAGCACCAATTTCAAAACGCAATGGGCGCTGAACTTGTACCTGTGTACTTGCACCCAAAGGAATGGGTTGGGCTGACGGATGAGGAAATTTGGACTGTTTTGCAATTCAGGGGATACAGCACGGACACAATTGAAATTGCTAAAGCAATTGAAGCCAAACTCAAGGAGAAGAACCATGGCTGACTGCCCAACCTGTGAATACCACAAGAACCGCGCCGCCAGATGGCGGGCCGAAGCCTACAAGCAAGCCGGGCACGATGTGATTGAACTGCCTTGGGTTGGGCTGACGAATGAGGAGATTATTGATGTGCTTCACCCGTTGGTCATGGCCGACATGTCAGATGAGGCGACTGACTACGAGATTGCCAGAGCCATCGAAGCCAAACTCAAGGAGAAGAACACATGACAGAGCGATTGATTGCAAAGCTGGACAGGCTTGGCGCTGAAGCTGGCATAAAAGAAATGACCCCTGAGATATACCGATTTGCACAGCTATTGAACGATGACAAGCTGAAGCAGTGGGATGAGTGGAGGGCCAATCGGGAATGGGTTGGGCTGACAAACGATGAGGTCAACAACTTTGCTGCGGGATGCCATTTGGGTAAGTCTGTACAAGGTGCTATCTACGAAGCCGAAGCCAAACTCAAGGAGAAGAATACATGAGTGATCTTGATCGCAAAGTGGCACAAGCGATGGGACTCAAAAGCGTAAACAACTGTGAGGAATGGAGCAATTCAAATATGAAAGACCCAGAAGACGAAGCGTTCGAGGAGTTGGCCCTAAAGCAAGGCCAATGGCATCACGAATCAGGCTGGCGCAAGAAACAGATTGCCCACATGGATGTGCATAGCCACCCCGCAGAGTTTGTACACCTGCACCGCAACGACACCATTGAAGAGGTAGCGAAGGAGTTGGAAACAAAATTCACAGGGCCGTTCGGTCGTGACACTGTGCAGAGTTTTGCAACATTTGTTAGGAGCATGAAGAAATGACATACATATTGATGCTATGGACAACGGTGGCTTGCGGTCAGTTGTTTTGTAAAGATGACTGGAGGCAGTTGGGTGTGTTTGGTAGTGAAGCACTTTGCGTAAGTGCGGCACAGCAACTAAACCTCAAAGAACGCTACCGCTGTGTAAGCGTGGGGAGATGAAGCGATGAATAAAAAGGAAAGAGCGTATCTGTACATACTCATTACGCCGTTTGTCGTTGGAGCGGCGTTTGAATTCTTGCCGCTTTGGGTGGCATGGCCTATCGCACTTCTGGGGGCAATGACTTGGTTTGGTTCTTGCGCCCTATTAGCACAGGAGAAGTGAAGCATGACACGAGATGAAATTATTTTGATGGCAGACGCATCTGGCATATCGCTATACGGCATGGGCAAAGACAGGGCCAAGTTTATCCACTACCTTGAAGCCTTTGCCAAGTTGGTGGCAGAGGCAGAGCGTGAGGCGTGTGCAAAGTTGTGTGATTCAACCATCCACGATTCATACATTGAGGGCTACACGGGGCATAGACATAGCGCTAGACGAGAATGCGCCGCCGCCATCCGAGCAAAGGGACAAGCATGAGCGACTTTCCATCCGGCTTTGGCTTAGCGCCAATCAAAAGAGAGGGCAGTGTTGCTGACCCTGATGAATTCACTTGGGAGTGTCAGTGCGAAGCCTGTGCGCTCAAGTACCAAAAATGGAAAGAACGGTTTGACCTTCAACAAAAAGAACTGAGAGGCGAGAAATGAGTTGGACACTTGTACTTTATATTTTTGCTGGGGTGTTTGCCAAGGGCGACAGCGTGTCGGTAACGCACATCCCCAACTTCAGGAGCGAGGCCCACTGTGCCGCCGCTGGCAACGCCACCAAGCCGTTGGTCAAAGACAGCGCAAAAGAACTGCGCTTTGTGTGCATCAGACAGGAGTGAATATGAGCATCCCACATAAAGATGACACAAGGGAATCCTATGTTGAACGCATGAAAGCAAACTACTTGGATATAGCAGAAAGGCAATATGCCGCTGTTGGCGACACGCTAACCATGTGGCAACACCTGTTCACTTGGGTTCAGTGCGAAGAAATCTATGGTGGGCACTGGGATGATTTAAACGCAAAAGGAAAAATATGAAAGCACCACCAGGGAAAGGCGCTTGCCTGATGATGGCAAAGATAACCTATCCCCGCAATGAGGAACTCAGTTGGAAATGGTTGCTGGCATGGGGGTTTTATGAAATGTATGTTGATGCATGGTATGGAGGTAAAGCATGAAACAAGATGAAGTAATTTTTAGATTGAAATCCATTGTTCACAGTAACCAGCACTACACCACCTGGACGGTGTCCACCCCGCATCTGGTGCAGTTGGTCAACAGTGCAATTGAGATGGAGCGTGAGGAGTGCGCCAAGATATTGGATGCCAACGCCATGGCTTGCCACACACCAATCATGCGAAGCCTATTGCAATCAAACGCCACCGCCATTCGATCAAGAGGAGAACAAGCATGACTAAAGAACAAGTCCTACAAATCATCAAACTGTTGTCGGCGGTTGAATCATGGTCATATGCAGACAAGCACCGAATGCCCGACTACCTGTATGAGCGGATTGATGAAGCTATGACACTGTTGGAACAAGAGGTGCTGAAA